CTTAGTACTTCTTAGCAACATCTTCAGGTTTAAGATTCGTATACCGGGAAAGCTGGTCAAGACTAGAATGTCCACTGACCAGCCTAACCTGTTCTACAGACATGCCTCTTTCAAACATCCTCGAGATAGCTTCGTGACGCAAATCATGGAAGGTTAAATTAGTAATACCAACTTTCTTTCTAAGCTCCGCAAATTTGTCAGAAATCGACCCGCTTTTCTTTACTCTAAACAACTTGTCCCCTTCACCAATATCATTCTGTGCACGTAGGATCGCCTCTCTCACGCCCTTTAACAGCGGTATTTTACAAAGTTTTTTACCTCCTTCAGACTTAGGATCTTTTCTTAAAACCTTAATAACTCCCTTTTTAAAATCTATATCTGAAATTTTTAAAGCATGAATTTCGCCCTGTCTCATCCCAGACTCTATTGCTATATCTATAGCGTGCCTAATCCAATGCTTTTTAGCTGCTTTCATAAGAAGCACGTATTCATGAAGCTCAAGCCGTCTGTCTCGCCACACGCTGCCTAATATAATTTTCTTTCTAATAAGCTCTGCAATAGCTATCTCAACAACATCTTCTTGTAACTTTATCCTAGAATTTTTAACTGTCTGTCTAAAATAGTACATTTGCGATTGAAGTGTACTAGCAGACACCGTTTTACGCCTCTCAGCTGCAAAATCTAAAACCTCATCAACTGTCAGGTCATGTATCGATTTGCCTTCAAAAAAGCGTGCGATTTGTTTTAGGGGGGATATCTTTGTCTTAGGTACTTCAATACCAAACCTTTCAAAGCTTAGTATTAAATCATCAACCATCTGGTCAATGAGCACTGACCGTGATTCACTGGTATCGATCCATGATCCGTTGTCCATGCTCGACTCAACACGACGTGCCCAAGCTTTAGCAGCTGCTTGTGTAGCGAAAGATTTAGACTGTGGGGGGTATCCTTTAACGCGTATCTGCGCTTGATACTTACTTCCACGCTTTCTAATTGTAGCCATTGCACCCTCCTAGGTGTGACATATGTGTGACAAGGAGGGTATCATGCACTTGAAACCCCTGTATTTCAAGGGGTCTAGGAATTGGCGGTGAAGGAGGGATTCGAACCCTTAAAATCAAATAATTTATTTATTATCAATTACTTAAGTTCTATTTAGTTTATTTTCCCCTACGAGATAGGAAATTCCTAAGTTCATGATATTTCGATATATTTTGTTTCTCATTATTTTTCATTGTGACAGTGTCACAGTTGTCACAGGATCGTGAGTTACGACTTATTTTTAAATCGTCAACAGCAATAAGAGATAGCGATGCGATAGCAAACGCCAGCATATAAGTAATCATTGGGGAGCCTCATTAGATAAGGCGATATTATATTAATAAAATATTAGTATTACTAATAACTTATATTAATAACCGGTATGCTATTTTTTACGAAGTAGGACGAGAAGGCCATGCAACAGATGCTATATCTGTAGTTTCTAAATGTTGACTAGGCAAGTTTCGTAAAGCTTGACGATAAGTAGCCCATTCAGCTTTTTTAGACTCGGTAAGAGGAGAATCAGCTACTTGTGTCCAGTCAGAACTTGCTAACCTCTTATTTCTCAAAAATCTTAAGGACTCCATACACTCACTAAGTAGTTGTTCTCTTGGTGCCGGTGTCTCGTTTTTATCGACAATGTTGCCATCAAATATTTTTTGCGTAACATCATTTGCGATACCTTCCATAACGTGTTCATCTGGTCCACCCTGCAAATGCATATCGTTTGCACTGCAAGTGCCAGTTCTAAGAATCTCGCCCTCATTGTTATAAACAATATAATTAATCATTTCTTTAACTCCATTGTAACCATACTTCTAGAAGTAACTCTAGCTTTTCTGAATGATGTACCTGTTCCTTTTGCTTGCAGCTTATAAGTAACTGTTCCAGCACTACCGGTATGTATATTCGTAGCGCCCGCCATTCTCGTGATACCGCCTGTGCTGAAAGTAGGAAAAAGATTATCATATGTTACCAGCTCCACATTATTCCTTAATATTCGTACATGGAATGTTGCTGGAGTTTCAAAATCATCATCGCCCCATGAGCTAAGTTTACAAGTAAGAGACCAAAATAGAGCAATAGGAACAGCAGTTTGCGAGTATGTTATTGTTTGCAGGTCTTTATAACCAGCTGCTGACCATTCGTATTGTCCTGCTGTGTATGCACCAGTTGGTATTGTTACTGCTTGGTCAGCTAATTGAAGCGTATCTACTGCTAAATCCTTAATTTGAACGACATTATTGCCAGTACCCCCAGCAGTAAGCATCGCCTCATCGCCAGAGCCCAGATTTAGTCGGCCAGCGTTTATAGTCCCTGAAGTTATTGCATTAGCACTAATTGCACCTACTTTAAGAGCAGTCAAACCGTCATTAACGCCTCCGACAATTGTTGTAGAGGTCATTGTAGTGCCATCAAGCAATATCTTGCTGGCCTCTATAGAAGAGGCACTTATACGATTAGTGACATCTAATGTACCTGAAGTAATACTGTCGGCATTAATCTCCCCTATTTTCGCTGCAGTAATATCCGCATCTTTAATGTAAGCAGCATCTATATAAACACCCGGGTCAATTGTCACGGTTTCATCACCGACAGTTACAGTTTGAGCCGATGTAAGTACCGAAAAAGGTGTTTTGTCCGTTTGGTTCCAGTAATCTGCTCCGCCAGCTACGTGAGGTTTTTTAGCATTTGCAGAAGTGTGGGCTTGTATACACACCCAGTAATTGTCATTAGACTTAACTTGGTCACCGACGACGTAGGCTGTAGCGTTTGCCCAATCTGCAATTGCGCTATCAGTTGACGGCATAAGTGAAAACTTATCTGCCGCTACCATAAAATCACTGGTTACGTTCCCAGAATCACTAGTAGTAGACGCAAGACCAAAACCAGCAATAGATCCGTTATTGTCTATCTTAACAGTGTAATTAGCCTCAACCCCGTCGATAGAAGATTGCTGCGTCTGGATAGCTGCACTTAAAGTCTTACTAGTAGCGCCAATTTTTATCCACTCTATGTGGAACTCACTTGCCCCCGTATTACCAAAGTCAAAACGCAAATCATCTACAGTATTATCCCACCCGGGAGCGTTAGTCATGTCAAACTCAGCAATTACCCACTCATCTGTAGTTGTAGGGTCAGAAATCTGAACGTATGTCGTCTGATTAGCAAACGAAACTTGAGTCGAGCCCGAATGTGAGTATCTAAGCCAACCCTGCCAATCAGAACCTCCGGCAACACGTTTTATTTTTACCCTAACAATTTTGTCGGTAGCACCATCGATAGTGCCAACCGCATCCACTAAATTAAGACTAGCATCCGCACTGGTTTCTTCATAAGTCAGGTAGTTAGCGCCAGCAGTTAACGTAGCTCGTATACCAGTAAACCCATGTGTGTTTGAACCGGTAAAATCGTAAGTAGTTCCCGGCTCAAAAGTACCACCAATTTCAGACTCAAGCAGCGTAGTAGCTGCTGCTATAGCTGAATTAGTGCTAGTTGAAGTCATGTAGTCAGAAGTAAGCGTAGCAGTAGTAACATAACTACCTAAATCAGTCGACGAAACCAAACCAGTTGTAGCTGTTGCTATAGCTGAATTAGTATCAGTAGTAGTTAAATAGTCAGAACTTAATGTAGCTCTCGTAGTCTCAGTTTGTGCAATTACGTCTATAAGACTGCCGTATTGACCGATATGTTTCCACTCTGTTGTATCTTCTATTTCATCTTCGGTATCGGGGGCGTTATCAGCTGTTGATGTGTGATCAGTTAATGCGGAGTAAAGATTGCTATCTTTGGTAACCAAATCACCAATTACATAATCGTTATCTGCAGCCCACGCAGGCGTGTTTTTTATGGCATCAATTTTTTGCTCTGCAGTAGCAATTGCTCCCGCTGTGTCGGACGGTAAATTACCAATTGGCGCACTTAAAGATTGTGCTAACTCAGATGAAGTTATAGCTTCATTTAATACGTTTAAGACATGAGCTACATCTGTTGCTGTGGAAGCTTCTGTCCCATCGCCATCATTAAAAGGGCCAAATACTCCAGCTTGTGACACAAAACGTATCCAATAGTATTTAGTTTGATCGCCGCCTACAGGGTCTAAATATTTAGATCCTGTTGCTATGTCAATAAACTGAGCTTCGCCAAAGTCATCAGTGTCAGCACGCCATATTTCAGCATGAGCAAGAAATGTCAAACTATGGTCAACATACCAACTTAAATTAATAACGCTATAGGCACCGCTCGCAGTAAAATTAGTAACAGCTGGCGGTATAGTAGAGTCTAGTGCATCAACTACAGAACTAGAAAAACCTAAGTTATTAGCTGATATATTGTTCGGGTCAAAAGGGGCAGAGTTAAGACTTTTGGCTAAACCGCTATCAATAAGTTCTCGAAGAGTTACCGCTCTATCCTCTGGCTCGCCTCTTCGGCCTAATCGAATTTCTAATGCTTCTTGTACAGATTCAAGATAACGTCTAACTTCCGGACTAACGTCGTTTGGAGGTCGCGGTATAGCGGGAACTTTAGTAGGGTTCGAACTCATATACCTTTCACCTCATCAATACTTTGAGCTAAACAATAACTGTCAATGTCTTTGCCTATTACCTCAACTTCCCACACCTGACCAACTACTGCGGGCAATCTCATAACCGGCTCAGATAAAACTCCAGCACTTATGCCGCTAGGAACTGTAGTAGTCTGTGTAAATTTGCCGGCTGTTGTATGTTCATCTATTTCGTAGTGAGCAATAAGAGTCTCGTCTGCGTAGACTTTTACAGTTACTGGGTACTCGCCAGCTTCTATAGATACCCAACCCATAGATACCGGACTAGGAGTAACATATTTCTTACTTCTAAAAGTAGCATCAGCTCGAGTTGTACCTTTCCTAAACTTCTCTAATACTGAGCCTCCCTGTTTAAACAAAAATAACTCGCCGCTTTTAGGGTCGTGATCTGCAGCGTTAACAAGATTATGTGTAAAAGTTGTAAGGGTATTTTCACCGCCTGTCGGATCAAATATGAAACTATATGCATCCCCCGTAAAGCCAACATATTTACCCTCGTACAAAAAAGCTTTATATGTAGTCGGCGAAAAGTTTTCATTCCATGAATCAACTGAAATCATACCTTCAGTAACAACTGAGCCTGATGCGCCTTGCACCATGCATAGTCCATCAGGGCCTGCATATAAAACATACTCGCCCATATCAACGACACTATGTTTATTTACGCAAGCTTGTGCAAGATCGACAGTAATAGCCGTCATCGCGCTTGGGTCTGTGCCCGTTATAAAATAAGGACGGCCGTCTGTTAGTGCTACGACGCCGTTGTTGCTAGCAGCAATAGCTACAATCGGCTCATCAGTAGTTATTCGATACGAAATTGGCCAAGCGTGCGGCAAAAATGCCTCACTCAAACAAAACCTGTTGCCAGAAAAACCCGCCATAACACCTTGTGCCAAAGGTATTAAACCCTGCATCGGACCGTCAGGATATAGTGTGCTATCGTCATCTGGAGGACCTATCCATGTCGTACTAGGGATAACCTCTTGAAGCTCGTAACTAGCTTTGGTATCTGCATAAGTGGCTTGACTAAGAGCCACTTCAGCAACTAACTGAAACTGTGTACTATTAGAGCCAGTATTTGATCTATATATACGTTTGAGAGAGCCCGCAGCAAAATTATGATTACCTGTACTAAGTGTTGGAGTTGGTATACTTACTGTAACAGTTTGTCCATCAGTCTTCTCTGCAATAACAGATGCTGGGCTTGGCGGCCCCTCTCTGCCATCTGCTGTTACGAGAGTATATCTGTAGCTTACTTCATACGCAGTGAGTCCTTCAGTGCCAGTTCCCGATACGCTTGTAGTAGGCGCACTAGATGGTGCCGGAACCCCAAGCCGATAACTACCTGAAGGATGTACATCTCCAGCACCAATGATAGTTGAGCGCCAGCCAATACGAGGGAAATCTTCACCTGTCCAATATAAACGCTCAAAAGAATCGTCTGGGATAGGACCTTTAGCCACAGAAATATCGTCTTCTTCCCACTGTAAATACTCTACTGAACTCGTGCCGTATTCATAGCGATATACAGATCTAGTGTCAGACTCCATCGAAAACGTAGTGTCCGCATTAGTTTTGCTGCCCAGTATTTTTCCAGAAGACAAATCTACATCTGCAGCAATTTGCCCAAATTGATCTGCTAACAATTTAGGTGCTACAGCCGGCGCAATCCCTGCAAATTTATTACGTTTAAAGTAAACCATTTCAGCCTCATTTTTTTGAGGGCTTCTTGCTTTCTGACAACTCTTGTTCGATTAGGTTTGCAAGATTAGCCACTGCAATTTCATGTATAGCCGCTTCACGTTTCGCCTTTACTGCTTTTTCCTGAGCTTCGTCGTGTAACGACAGTAAATCTTTAATTTCGTCTGATAAATCAGATATGTTGTAAGACTTGTTACCAACCATAACTGTTGGTTCAGGTCTTTTAGCTATTACTTTTTTTGGCTTCGCCATTTTTTAGACTCCTTCTAGTCTTCTGTGTCAGTAATCCCCGCCATAGCCTTATTTAAGGCAACTGCGTCTTGAACCCACGGAGCTGTGGGGTATGTATTAGTGTCTACCCTAGCTAATTGCTCTGCGATAGACGCTTCATACGCGTCTATTTGCTCTTGAGTCAGAGTATTTTTTACCCAATTTACAACTTGCTCTTTTGTCAACTCTGCAAAATCAACATAACTTTCGGATGTAGAGTCCGGAGTAAATGTTAATTTGCCGTCACACATCGCTAACCCGTCAGAAATACTGTAATGGACTTCAACAACACCCCCATCTGGGTTAGTAAGCACGTCAGGTACATTCCATAAAATAGCCATTTCTTACCCTCTATGACTTAATTCGCACATAACCACTAGTATCTACCCACAGCTCGCCAGACAAAACGCCGTAAGTTCCAGCACCGCTGTCACTAAGATATCTGCTTGATTTACCCAGTGTGGGAAACCCAACTCCGCTAGGGCCAAGCATGGCACCAGTGCCGGTAGACCAGTTTGTTGTAGTTTGTCGAATATAAAAACCGTTAAATCTGTTGTCATTATTTTCACCAACGCCGACGCTAAAAACGTACTGCTTACCGTCGTCAAACTTGTTCCACCGCCCTACAGCTGTACAGCCTGCAAACGTTTGATAATTGCCATTACCTTGATCAACGACGGGAGTTACAACGCCCTCGCCTAGTGCTATATTTGCCCACTGGTCACTTGCGACTGCGCCGTTCCCTACAGCCAAGGAAGCTGTGCCGAAACATTGACTACTTGTCCCCATAGCGACCGAACCAAGTCTATAGGCATTACAAAAATAACCCATTGCAACTGCAGCTGTTGCTTCTTGACCAGCGCCATTGACGCCTACCATTGATCGGATGCCAGTAGTAACGCCGCCTTCTGCATGTCCGTGATTTATACATCCTTTACCAAAAACAACAGCCCCATTACTTTTGTTGTAAGGTAATGTTGTGCCATCGCCTAAACTAGTGCCAAACGTCAGGCTATATTCACCCGACATCGCGGTGTAATGTAAGTCACCACCTTCAAGTCTGTTAGAAACAGCTGAGTAACCAAAACTATATTTTTGGTCAAATAGATAATGGTTTCTATGTAGAACTTGTGGTCTTGATAAATCAAACAGGGTCTTGTTAGTTACGCGCAGCTCTACAGTATCTCCGGCACTAAAGGCTGACGAACCTGTATTGTCAATGTCCCTTGTGCAGGAGTAAACAACAGCTGTAGGTAGACACGTGTTATCTAAGTTGTATGTTATGCCTGACGACATCCACATCCCAGGCATATTAACCTTACTCCACAGGATGTTCATCTGTTTACTGCTTGGGTGACTTGATGAATAGCTAATTGTAGAAGTAGCGACGCCATTTGTAATCGACGTGCTAACACCAGACCCGCCGTGCAACTCTATTAATACATCGTCTATACCGTCATTGGTGCCGGACTCAATTATAACTTCTACAGAAAGAGAAGATTTGTGCTTAACCGTTAAAAATATTTTCGAGTTAGTTTCATTACTGTTGTTTACGTGATAAACAGCTGTATTACAGAAATTTTGAGTGCCTGCTGGAGCAGCTGCAAAACTATCAAGTTTTTGGGTAACTCTGACAACTTCGTTTGTTGTCCCATTATCTAGGGTAACGTAGAAGTATTCACCAGCATCAATATCAGGAAAAGCAGTAGCATCACTTATAGATGTTTTAAACGTGTTTTGCGAGTCATCTATAGATTCAAGTAAGCTACCTGATGCATTGTTAGCGAAGTGCTGCCTTACGCCTACTGGCATTTTAACCCCCCTACGATATCCGTATAGTCCAGTATATTTCTATATCGTCAAGGTTAGTTCTCGTCCAAGGCTGAGCAAACTTGACTCTAGAAAATGCTTGCCATGATTGAACAGTAGGATCGTCTTGGGGGTTAGTCCAGTCGGGGCCGGTTTTTACCCTTTTCTGAAAACACAAAGCGGCCTCTGTAATTGGGGCGTCATTATCAGGTACAGAAACGTTTTCTGAAACAGTTTGCGATCTTGAGTAAACAAATTTATGTACTAACTCTTGCGGCGCAACAGGAGCGTCAAATAACCCTCCATCATTTTCGTAAACGTCGATATATGGCCTTTGTATAGTAGACCAACTCTTTGCACTAGTCCCAAGCTGACCTCTCAAACAAACCATATACCTTGGTCTTGCACCAGTACCCTGCACATACAATACTTTTATGTGTTCTATCTGTGTAACAGTGTCAATGCCTGATTTTATTGTTAAGTAAGGCATATCTCCGAAAATAGGACTAGCGCTTTTTTCTGAGTAAGTAGCATTGTCTCCTTCTCCAGTAACCGCTACGTTGGAAAAACCTACGTCTCTCCGCGCATCGAGTTCACTACTTTCATCGTTCTTGTAAACAACGTATGGGAATATCAGGCTGTGCGCAGCACTTGTAAAGTCGAAGTGAAACCTAAGAATTTGGTCGCTTGGTGCAATCGGTTGATAGTCATTAGCTTGGGTTGTTGGGCCAGTATACTTACTGATTCTGTAATAAGTATCGGGCTCCCTATGCTTAAACCCGTAAAACGGGACACCTAACTCCTCGTTTATCTGAGTAGATCCAATGTTAGATATGCGCGCAAAAGTGTTTGCAGAAGGCAAATCTGACCGCAAAGTAGCGTTACTAGCCCAACCGTGATGAAGGTCAATATAAGAGTTCCACGTAGCTTCAGTCTCTACAAAAGTATCTGAAGCTGCGGGCTCAGTAGTACCCGTACCTAGAACAACCCTCTCAATGTTTGTATACTCCGCACCGTGATAGGTTAGTTCGGCAGAGGGGCTTGGGAAGTTTTGCGGGGTATAATGATATGTAAAATCCTCTATCCTTTCGGACGGATGGGTATCAGTTACCCCCGCTTTGTACTTAAGAATTGCAAGCGCGTAAGCTGATGTATCAGCCCTTGACTTAACTCCGCCGCCCCTTAGACGATGGATAATCCAATCTTTACCCGCATCAGTAATAAGATTTTTTTGCGACAGGATTTGTTCACCGTTTTTTACAACGGTGACAAAACCCTCTACGTTTAGCTTATCTTCAAACTCACTCATAATTAGCCCTGCTAATATTGCAAGTTAAATTAAGATACTTCTATTTTCCAAGTAATCTCAAGAGTATCGTCGGCACCCTTGTTAATTACATCAAACTTAGTACGACAAAGCATAGTGCCCTGACCAGATGTAGCACTGTTAAAAACGCCTGCTTCTGTAAGCTGCGTTGTCGCAGTTCCGGCTGGGAAGTTAGCAACAAACTGAAGTATTAATCTTGATGAGTCATTTGTTGGCGTAGTAATAGAGTTACCGCTGGTAGTAAAAGCTACGCGACCTTGCTCAGATGCAAGTTGAGCTTCGTTGTCAGGAACTGCATTAATACCAGTCCAATCTTTGTAGCCAACAGCCATATGAGTCATAGCCTTATAGTTACCACTGGCGTGGTCCTGTTGCATACGTTTAATAACCCAATCCCTACCTACTGCTACAACGGCGTTCGGGATTTCTCGCTCCACTTTGCCGTTTTTCTTAATAAGTAAGCTACCTTTTAGCTTAAATGTTTCTTTGATCATTTGGAGTCTCCAAAAATATATACTAGCTAGTTAATCGCTGTCGTGTTTATAGCGACTGAATTTATTACGCCTAACGGAGCTGCAGTCGTTAAGCTGATTGTTACAGTATCAGTAAGCCCGATAATATTATTAGCTGGACTAATTTTAATTAGTTTACTAATATCTTCAGAGAAGTCAACTGCTTCTTGTGTAGGACGTTTGTCAAAGCTAAATTTGGCCGCAAATGCTTCACTTGCCGAAAACTCATCTACAGGATTGGTGCCGCCGCCTACTATAGGCCTATCGACAATTGCCACATTCTCGTTAATTGTTTTTGATATTTTCTTAGTAAAAGCTTCAGTAAAGCCAAAACTGTCAAGGCCGGCATTGTGTTTTGCTTGTAAAGAGACTGTAGGATCATCTGTGATGCCCACTACATTACTAACAGATTTTGTCATACCCACTTTCATAGAAGAGCTAAAGGATATGTTATCGTCCTGAGATCGATAAAAATCCACTTGTAAAGAAGTAGCATCTGTTATGAAGGTCCTGTTAGTTTTAACGCCATGTGTATCAAAAGCAGTTGTTACTATAGAGTCCAGGTGAAAACCGTCAGAAAGAACCCTTTTATAACTAGCTTGACGAGCTATAGTTTCGCTGGCTCCAAAAGAATCCGGCTCCTGTTTTTTGTAGGTTAATACTGATGAATCAGCTAGAGCAAACGAGTCTATTAAAAGTTTATTTAAGTTAATAAAAGAAGTGTCCGCTACCCCTAATCCATTTGTATAGTTATCAAAATTATCTAAATTAGTTTTTAATAACTCATCGGAAATTACATAAGAATCTGATGTTTCCTTGATGTAACGATTAGTAAAGTTATCAGCTATCGACAGGCGTTCACCAAATTCGCGTTTCGCTGTAAATGAAAGACTAGCGGCATCATTAACTGTAGTTATATCTGCACTACCGTCTTTATTTTGCTCAGCAACTTTAGTACTAACACTTAGGCCGAAACTGTCGTTCAAAAATCTACGATATTTACTTGCAGTTCTTATTACCTCATATGTTTGTGCAGTACTTTGTTTTGAAGGCTTTATTGACTTTAAAAACTGATCTCCAAAAGACATAGCTTCAGTATTATTTTTACCAAAGCCTAAATATGCGTCATCTGCAAAAGATATCTCGTCAGTGTCGGCCGATCTTCGAATACCGCTAGCCAATATGACGCTGTCTGTAAGTGCCGCATTTTCTGTTGTTAAAGATGAGGTTGCTGCTTTTGACACAAAAGACTCTATACTTATACCGTCTTGGAACACGCGTTTAAACACGCTGTTAGTTTCTACTGTATCTGCAAAAGTGACCTTATTCTGTGGCGGTAAGAAGTTGTCTTCCACCCTTGCAAAAATATCTGATATGGCTATAGGATCTACAAAGACTCGCCGGTACCTAGCAAAAGTATCAACAGTCTCACTAGCACTCGAACTGCTTATTACTTCTTTCCTAACAGAAATTAGACTGCTATCGCTTAAAGCTAGAGGATCATTAGCCCCTTTCCCTATTGTTTTATTTACTATGTCTGCGTAGTTAACAGCATCGTTTTGTGCCCGCTTGTACTGTGTTTTAGTTACAGGCGTATCTGATAGAGATATAGCTTCTATATCAGGAGATTTACCGGGCTTAAACGATACTCTAGAGGTAAAGGAACTAGCTTCTGTAAAGGTTCTATATGTGTTGGCGGCAAAAGAAATAGTATCGCTGATTGCCGTAGAGTCAGTATCGCCAAGAGCGTTATCTTCTGCTACTTTAGCTGAATCTTGCAGAGTAAACGCATCGTTTAAAACCCGTGCATATTGTACAGCTGTTCTAAGAATTTCCGTCGCAGAAGCTGGACTCAAAAGGGTTTTAGTTGTATCTAAAGCTGCATTTGTACTTATAGATACAATGTCAATTTTTTGTGATTTAAGCTTTTTAGTTATGCTATCCAGATACCCTACGCTATCGCCGTGGGCGCTTTTAAAGGCCATTTTTGTCTGTACAGAATCTAATAAGGCTAGGTCTTCTTTTATTTGTTTAGCAATCGATAAAAAAGTCGTTGACGCAAAGGATACTGGGGACGTAATTGCTCTTTTAAAAGCTGCTTGCAACCCAACATTGTCACTAAAAAACGCTATATTATCTTTATCAAAGTAGTTGCCCTCAGCTGTTTTTACAAAATCGTCTAGTGTAAACGTCTCTGAAAAGAATCTGTTATATTTAGCTGAGGCCCTAAAAATTACTGATGACCCAAGTGTGTCGACTAAACTTTTAGTCGCTGAAATAGAATTGCTATCACTTAATAAAAGGGTTTCTGCTTTTGGCTTGGCTATACCTATAGATATAGGATCATCTAATGTGACTATTTCATCAGGTTTACGGATGTATTCAGTAATTGTGTCTACTGCATCTGAAAGGGAAACTGTCTCACTATCCGCTTTTTTCCCGAAAGATATAGCTAAAACATCGGACGTTGCGGCAGTGTTAACAAATGCGCGCTTTGTATTAGAGACCGTACTAAACACATCGTTTAAAGCAGCGGTACTTGTATTGGTTTCTGCGTTACCTTCTGAGTGTCTAAGACTGTCGGTTATAGAAACTATATCGGCAAGTCTGCGTTTATAACCAGCCTGTGTACGTATAAGTTCAGACGGTCCTACTTCGTCAACTTTGGTAGACTGTATCGCTTTAACAAACTGTTCATTGAATGCTACTTCGTCTTTTTTAAGTGTCTTAATTGTTTTACTTACGGCATCATCTAATGACGTACTATCGATTATTTTGCGACCAAATCCTACAGAAATTAGCTGCGTGTCTTCAATTGATAACGCCTCGAAAACATTTTTTCCGTAGTTTATTGAAAAGTCTTCGCTTAAGGTTGTAGAACTACTAAAGCTTCTTGTCGCGCTCCAAGCCCTACCAAAACTGTCATTAAATGTTGTTAAGTCGCTTGCGCCGTTTACATTACCTTCTGACGAGTTAAAGATGTCAGTTAAGCTAAGTGAACTATCAAAAATCCTTACGTATTTTGCTTGCGTCCTCAATATTTCTGAAGCATTACTTATATCTGTTACTGCCTTAGAAAATAAAAAAGAACTGCCGTCGCTTATCTGCAAGCTATCACTATCTGATTTTGAAACCTTTATATTGCTACTGTCAGACACGGCGAATGCGTTTTCAAACGCTCGTGCGTAGGGGGTAAAGAAGGATACTTCTTCTGTGAAACCTACGCTAGACTCTACAGGCTTGCTCAAAGCCATGTTTATACTTTGCTCAAACGAAATGGGGTCTTCTATTGCTCTTTCTGCATTGAATAGCAAACTGACCTCATCTGAAAAGCTTGCTAAGTTATCTCTCCTGAAGGCATTTTGGTCAGCCACTTTTGCGGTATCATCTAACTTAATTGAGTCAGAAAAAGCTCTGCCAAACCCTTTCGATAGTCTTATAGTTTCGCTTACAAAAGCAGCGTCGGCTCTAGGCGAAGCTACTGAGAACCCGGGCGTATCAGAAATTGACATACCCTCTGTTTCTTGTTTAGTAATTGCCATCGTAATGGCGTCTGAGTAAGTAAAACTTTCAACATTTTGCCTGATAAAATCAACTGTTCTAGAAAAGGTGTCTTCAAATTCAAGCCCTTCAGAAAAAGGTTTTGCTGCTTTGAGGGACATCGCAGACGTAAATGTAACGTCTTCAGAAAATTGTCTCTTAAATGCAGCTACTATACTTGCTACATCTGAAAGCTGAGCTAAATTGGATTTATCTTTTGCGTCAAAAAACGCCGTTGAAACAAATGAGTCTAGCCTAAATTGATCTAGTAACTCTCTTCTATAACTTGCGGCAAATCTAAAAGTTTCACTAGCTTGCGCCGGCGATAAAGCAGCTCTATGGTACTCAGTTGATGTAGTTACATCATCAATTAAAGAGGCGCTATCACTTAAAAGTTTGTTAATAGCTTTAGCTGCTGCATCGGTAAAGCCTACAGTCTCGCCTATGCGCTGCCAGCCTAACCAATCTGGCGCAAAGAAAGAGGCAGCTATCTTCGAATAAGATACTGCTGCTTGATATTGTTTTGAACTTGCTTTTGCAGCAACCTGTGTCCTTTTGCTAGCTGCTTTTAGGATTGATTTTGTTAGAGCCGCTGAAGGGTTTTGTATCTTAGCTGAGGCTATTGCAGGGTTTTTCACCCCGTCATTAACGGCTTTTAGGTTAGATTTCTGCAATACTGCTCTCAAGCCTAACTGTTCGTCAGGACCCTGGGTGCTTGTATCGTCATTATCTACTGTCGGTAGCGCTGGTAATTCTAAAGGCTGCGTGCTTATATACTTTTCAATATAAGCAATAATTTCTTCAGGGGTAGTTCGAGTAGCACCGTCCGCAATACCACCTTCAATAAGTGCTTCGCCGCGCATATCAAACGCGTATCTTAGGAGCATAATACCGTCAGTTAAAGCATCCGTTACTCCGTCACCGTCAATGTCCCCTATAGATCTATTTATAAAGCGCGCATTTTCTGCGACCTGTAGGGCAGTCAAAGGACTGCTCGCGCTAATTGACCCCTGCGTTAAAAAATCAGCATCCGTTATCCCAAACGTAAACCTAAGAAAAACAAGGGCATCAGAAAGGGCATCAAAGTTGCCATCAGCGTCGGTATCCCAGCTTCCGTATCTAAGTACCATTGGGACGCTGTCGGCTTGAAAACCATAACCAACTGCTGATTCAAAGGGAGTTACATTAACCACTGTGGTTGCGTGAGTTGTTAGGTCATCTGAGCCCCTAAACATTAGCGTACAAAGGCGCGCTTCGCTAACCCCCGGCCAATTTTCATCTTCATCAACCCAAGTTAATTTTATAACTTTGTCTGTATCGTAATCACTATCTAAGTCTTCAACGTCATCAGCAGTAATAACTTCTGTAAGATTCGCGGATAGCCTATTTACAACACTTACTAGAGTTATTTTAGATGAGTCATAATGAACCCCAAAAGAGATACCTTCTGTTGTAGAGTCATTGTTATTAGTTGCGTAAGTTACATCTACCGCAAACGGCATTGAGCCGCCGTGTGGAACGATAGGCTCTAAAGTAATTATTTGGTTTTGGGCGAATCCGCCGCCACTGCGGACTGTTGTTGTGACATCGCCTAGGCGTGCGTGTTTTACATTATCTAGTAACGCTCTAGGTTGCTGATGAGGTCCGAGAACGGAACGGTAGATCATTAATCAAAATCACTACGCACTTTAATTTTTATCAGGTCTTGAACAGTTTGGACGCCAGCGTCATTTGGAAATGTTATTTCCAACTCACCTTCAAAAGTTCCGGGCTCAGAGAAAGAGTTACCTAAAAAACTAGCTTTAATCTTACCATTGTCTGCATCGGTCAACGTGCAATTTATAGTTTTAGCAATTGTTGACGAGCCTACTTTTCTTATGCGAAGTACAATATTAGTATCGGAAACGTCCAATGGCGCCCATGTGTTTGAGTCATATTCGTCTAGCCGCTTCCCGGGGGCCGCTGATGAACTGTCCTTCAAAGAAAAATTAAGCTCCGGCAATGTGTCGCCGGTTACCATACTTACTGTTTCAGAATAAGCCATAATAAATACCTATACTAGTAGCTCCACATAACAGGAGCAGTTTGTCTTATATCTACATGTACAAACGTTTTAGCTACGCCAATACCGTTAAAGCCAAGTTCTATCGCTTTTTCAACAACTTTCCTACGTTGCGCCCCACCAGAAACGCGTATGTCAGCGGCGATACCCCGTGCGTGAGTGCCAGGTCTCGCTTTTCGTTTCTCTATTGGGTGGCCCTCTGGATCTCTGTAACCACTCGTAACAATGAAGGGGAAGCCACACGCTTCTCGAAGCTCATCTAACCTGTGAATGAACTCCTCCACCATCTTATTATTGCCAGTCTCTTGGCAGTCGAAATCTTCTATCTTAAAATACTTAAACATGTCTACCCTCTAAACAACCAAGTAACATAGCCAACTAGCGCCGCCCATATGGAGAAAAAGATTTTTTCTGCGGTTTTTGCAGTAGCTGCATTTTTTGCAACGACTTCAACAGTTTCTTCAATCTTCTTTTCGTTCTCATCTAGGCGCCATTCGTGTCTTTTTAGCCGTGCATTCTGTCCAACAATCTGCTCTTCGACGCGTGCTAGGCTCGTCAAAACATCAGTGATTTTGTCAATCTTTGTCTCTAAACGATCTAGTCTTTTTGTAACTTGTTGGTCAGTCATTTTCTTAAGCTCATTAATTTTCCTACGCCTTTAATACCAAAGCTGCTTGATATCGCTATAAACAAAAGATACTGATACCACTCTGGTAATTCTGATAGAGCAGCAAAACTTTCTTTCACCCTTTCGACTACAGTCATATCATTAACGGCTATAGCATATCCTACCATAAATATTGGTACAGCTAATATTATAGTCCAAAATTCATCTTTCCACGAGTTACCTGACGCCTCAGCCATTTTTGCTTCCCAGTCTGCGTCATTCTTTATGTTCTCCATCTTACGCTTGTGAATGGCTTTCTTCTCGTCAGCTTTGTTTTTAAGATAGCTACCCGCCAAATTTGTAATTGGACCAATTAAGTTAAATAATCCCATTGCTAATATTCCTAAAGTTGATTGTAGATTGGTATTAATCGATTTTTAAGAGACCGATCAACCTGAAATCCGTTCTCTAAAATTGTGTCAATTGTTTCTGCTGTCGGCCCTAAAAACGGCAATACCGAGTCTGGTAAGTATCCTTCTATACCTTTGTTATCCCACTTAGCGTTTTGATGAGCCATAGACCCCAAAGTTAAAATACCTAGGAATCCAGACCTATCAAATATCTCAGTTAGATATGTTGGCCAGTCCATTCGGTCAGAGCGGAAGTATTTATTGCTTGTTTCAACACCCGGCATAATTGCAGCTAGCCCCTGCTTCGTGTACTCCCTTACCTCCATGCCTAACATAGCCAATGGCATAGTAGCCAATGCGGTAATTGCTAAAACTGACATAGTCGCAGTTAGTTGCGGCATGCCCTGCCCGTCCATCTCGTTTCTTCTTGATTGCATTTCGCGGGAGATACCGCCGAATATAACCTTGGTATATGCGTAAAAATAAGACTTCAATTGCCAAACAAGCGCCCAGTGTGGATCTGAAGCCCAGATTGGTCTCTCTGCTGCGTTTGGTCTGAGGATTGAGGATTCAACGAAACGTTGTAACCCTGCTTTTACTTTTTTACCTTCGGGCGTATTAAACTTTCTACCGTTTTTATTCCACGCTAAAACTTCTTCAGCCGTTAGACCAAGCTCTTGCAGATACCTTGTAGATCTTGGGTTATTAAACTCGTTACGGGCATGTTTCATAATAAACTGTGCGCCCATGCCAGCGGCAAACTCTCTAGAGAAATTAGTGAACCATTGCAACGCAGTGTACTTAAAGAACACATCAGACATCTTCCGTACTTTTGGGTCCATGTAATCCATCTCAGCCTGCGTCACCCACGAGTTTGCTACTACCTCATTTGTAACGACACCTATATCCCTTGCGAACTGCTTAGCCTCAGCTCTATTTCTTATTGTTCTACCGACTTCTTTCAGGCCTGTCATAATATCCGCAAATTCTTTAGAGTTAATTACGGGTCCCGCCAGCTCTGGTAACGACGCGATTGCTGCAAAGGGCAGAATTGTTACGAACTGTAAGAACTGACCGTAGCTGTTTACCTTCCTCCAGAATGGACTTAATGGTTTTGTTTGGTAGCCAAGGTACGTAGAAATTACTTCCTCGACAACAGCTCTATCTTCAGGGTCGAGTTTATCCATTTCTTGTTCTAATATGTCGTTGCCCTGATCATCTTTAGTATGTTTATTCCACTCTACGCGTTTAACAACATGTCTTAAGTATTGAACAAACGCGTCTTGTGGCTCATGCAAAAAGCCAGCATCGTATAACTTGTTTCTTCCTACATTGAGTGTAAGTTTAAGAGCTTTCTCTACAGCTGCAGCTGGGTTTGTTGCATCAACATCAATAGGTTGTCCATCAGCAACACTTTGGTTGTAACGTAAAACAGCCTGAATAGAATCTCTGACGTCTTGCTCATTTGCTGTTGGGTCGTTTTCTATAATTAGTTCAACAAAAGCATCTAAATTTTCTTGGATGGCCATTAGGTTTAAAGCAGTCGGGAAGTAGTTCTCTTGCCGCCCTATGTCTGTATTAGATGGGGCTATATACTCGTCATAAACCGAATCTAAAAACTTTCGAACTTGCTGTGCTTTAGGGGACAGTTGGTCGGTAGGTTTATCACCCATAGCTTCCAACAAAGCAGCTTGAACATCGGGGTCATCCATAGCGCCAATTTCGTCTTCAAACTTGTTTTGGAACTCGGCAATTTGCCTTGCAGAAGCGCCTACCATCCCTAAGTTACCGCCACCTTCAGCGTCTTGCGAACGCACATAAAACATGTCTGCTATTTTCCTACCGCCGTGCATTCGCATGATACTGTCAGCGGTTCGTACTATTTTCATTAAGGGGCGTAATTTAGGGTTTCTTGCGATCTCTCTGACTTTTGCACGCCAATGATCTGCTAAGCCTTCTCCGCCCATCCTAACTATTTCTTGCTCTATACCTTTGACTAGAGCTTTTTGTAAGAATGTAGGATTCGCAGCAGTGCCTGCTGTTTCAAAACCTTGTTTCTTAGCCTCAACAACTGCGTCAACATATGTTTCAAACTCGGGTATAGATTTACCCATACGTTTTCTCATAGAGCGACTTAACTCTCTGTAAAGTCTTTTGAGGCGATTTGCTACACTCTTAAAATGCTTGTCTGTAAGAGACCTAGCCTGTTTATTTATAAACTTCTTAGTAGCCCATCTTGCTACTTGATCGGCATACCACTCTTCGAAAGCAAGTTCTGCGTCGCCATTGTAGCCATCAATATAGTTCTGGTATCTTTTGTCCTTTCTAAATGCGCTGAGTAGACGCTGCCGGACAGCTGGGTTAGCTACCGCTGAAGTCATCTCTTCTTTGAATAATGCGTGTCCAAGTTCGTGCGCTAACACCATAGCGTCAGATAACGCGTTGCCCGATTCGTTTAGTACGACCAAGTTAGGACTATCATTTAGCTCTAAGAACATGCCTCGCATCGAGTCTTTGTCGCTCATTTTAGCTATCATGCTTTTAACAGCTTCAACATTTTGAGCACCAAACTGCTCCTGTATCTGAGCATCAGACATTTTCTGAAGCATTTCTAGACTAAATATTCTAGGCGGGTTTTTTAGCTTTATAGCTTTTTGGAGGCTTCTTACTAAACCGACAAGGAAAGAATCGCTTATACCCGCAACAGTATCAGCATTATTCGTAGAGGGCGCACGTCCAGTACGTTTATCAGTCTGGCGATCTGCATCTTCTGTAGTCTCTGGTCGGTCAAGATTTCTATCAACTTCTGAACGGCCGTCTGCTTCGTCTACTTGATCGTCAGGATCAAACTCTTCGTTGATTCTTCTAGTCTCTCTGCCAAGTGCTTCTCTTTGGAAACGCTCGAAAGCATCCATTGCCGCGTCTGTACCTGACTGACTACCTACTATTTCGCCTGTTGGTCTACCCTCTGAATCGACATCTTCTGCTAATATAGTTTCGGGTCTAGATTCAAGTATGGTATCTCTTGGTGCTAGTAAATCTCCAAGTGTTACATTGGCGCCGTTTACTTTTGTTGCGACAGTGCTGCCTTGGTAGTCAGGCAACTTCTGATCACCAATGTTAAATATAGATTCTCCGGATACAATAACGTCGTATCCCTCTATCTGTAAGTCTGCAAGTATTTCTTGTAGACCGCGTTGTGCAGATTCGAAAGGTGTCTGCCCCTCAAACTGTCCGTCTCCGCGCGACGCAGCTAAGCGCTGCCCTGCGCGTGTTATATCTACTAGGTTAACTTTCTGTCTCTTTCCATCTGGTGTAACAATGGTTACGCCTGATTCGCCTTCGCGATATTTACTCTTCTTAGCAATCTGTATAGCTTTTGGTAAGAACTCAGAAGGTGTTAGTCGATATACCTCTTTTGTTATGGGATCTCTTAGCTCAATTAAGTTATCTGCAAAATCATTTCTGACAACTTCGAACTGCCCATTGTCGTTTTTGCGAATGCTTACAACGGAGTTTTTGTTGGCACGTTGTTGTTTTACAGCCTCACTAAGAGTGCTTTCTGACATTTGTGCCATATCTGCACTTGACCAGTCTTGCTCTCCAAACACTTGGTCATATTCATCTCGCACCTGTTGGGTGTTGTCAAAAAGTCTACTTGGGTCTTTTTTAGGTGCGTACTCACCTGTAACTGTTTCCTCAGAAGCCTCTACAGTTTGCATACCGTCCTGTTGCTCGAACGCCTCATCGTCCATAAACTTAGCATTAGGCTGTCCATCAAAGCGTTTTCGACGCTCCTCAAGAGCTTTCTCAGCAGTAGTAACGCCGATATTGCCGCCTTCTGGCGCCAAGCCTTCAGCATTAGCTTTAGCAGCTTCTAAGTTCGCTTGGTCAGTCAGTTCCTCAGAAATCACGTTGCCGTCAGCATCAAACGCCTGTACTACTAAGTCGCCGTCACCCAGTTCTGTTTTGGTTTTTGTATAGCCAAGTGCTATAGATAAAGCAGAGTCACTAGCGCCAGAGGATATAACTTCGTTAACAATATTCTTATCTGCGGAAATTATTGTGCCTCTACCGGGGATAAATGCTGCCCAGGCTATCTCTCCATCCACGCTAATCTCAGTAGCGACGCCAGTTCTAGCTTTATAACTAGGTTTGTCGCCCGCATCCCAGACTGCTTGTTTAGTGCTAGTTGGGTTTACCATAGCCTTAAGCTGGGCTTTTATATCAGTTGGCGATTCTGGTGTTGTGTTTCCAGACATAACGTCGCCATACTGCTCACTGTCTATTTCCTTATTGACCTTAAACTCTCTAGCAGCATCAACCATTCGTCTTGCTTTATCGAAAACTTCGGCAGCCGTATCAACAACGCCAGCGTCAGAAGCGGCTTTGACGCCTCCGACAACAGCTGTACCCGTAGCACCAACAGGGGCGCCCCCCATGAATCCGCCGAACGCCGATTCAGCCAAACGGAGTTTTGCATCTTGGAGTGTGTACTCTTCGTCCATCTGCATACGGTTAGCAATTGCTATACCTTCTTGCGCGACCTCAGTAGTAGCCTCTATGGAACCAGATTTTAGGAAGTTTGATGCTATTTCTTTTGTTAAACCGGAGAACTTTCCGCCCTCTTTTGCAGCTCGCTTATTAGCTACCTTCCCTATAAGTTTTAGGATTGCGACTTCTCCGGCTACGCCGACCGTCGCTTGAGGTAAAGCAACTGTACCAGCTCTAAGAGCAGTGCCTCTATCCAACTCTTGGCCAGCTTCTAAAGCCTCGTTTAAATTTTGACCGGCGAGTGGGGCATATTCTGCGGTAAAAGCTCCGCCTAGCGCGCCAGTTTTAAACGTACGGTACGCTGAGTTAGCTAAATCTTTTTCGTCAGGTGTTGCTACACCTTTTGCAGTTCTTTCTAAGGAATCTTTGACGATGCGTTTTGCTGTTGATTTAGATACTTTTGATAACCCTGCTTTACCGACAGTAAGACCGATGCCGCCGATACCGCCGCCGGCTACAGTTGTAAGTAAGCTAGGTGAAGCTTGTCCGCTAAATTTAGCTGCTTGCGTAAGAAAGCCCATAACAGTGGGCTCATCGAGGAACTCTTCAAAGGATTCCATGCCCGCTGTAGCATTAGCTGCTTGTTCTTCGTACTGACGAGCACGCGCTATATTGTCAGCAGCGGATTCTTTGTCGCCAAGAAGTGTGTTAGTAAGGCTTGAGAAATACTCAAGGTCTGCCCCAAGACCTTCTGCGCCCTGTAGGGCCCCGTCTTGGAACGCTTCGACAAGATCTCTATCTTTACCTCTTTCGACGGTCTCATTTTCACCCGTAAAAGTAGGCGAGGTATCAGCTTGCGCTAGGAAGTTTTCAAAGGGGGTATTTGCCATTGGCGTTTACCCCGATTTTTTACTGTTATAAACCGCTGCTTCTCTAACTATTTTTTCAACGTTGCTATCCAACTTAGCCAGATCGCCTGCCATGATGCGTTCATCATTAACATTACCATCGGGGTCGCGATATGTGTAGGCAATAACCTTGCCGCTTGCGTCGTACTCAGGAAGGACCCTGCTCAAGTCGAAATCAGTTGCTTCTACGTTGTCTTCGGCGTCAGGTCTAAAGAAGCTTATTATAGTTTCTTTGAAACCGCCTTCCTCTTCAGCTGCCATTGCCGCTACCGAGGTGCTTATAGCTCCGCTCAGTGCGTCAAAGCGAACTTTTGCCTCTTGAGGGTTCTTAGAGCGCTGTGCTTTGAAAAGCATTTCCGGTATGAACTTTCTGTAAATCATCTTAGCCGTATCTTCATCTAAGTTAGACTCATCTCCGTTCTCACCGAACCAAACTTTATTCACGCTATCTGTCCAAGCAGTGGCTTCGTCCACAGCAGTGTCGTACTCTCCAGCGGCCCATTCTCTGTGCGAATTAGTAATCTTTAATCTGTTATTAGTAGCAGTCGCTCTAGCATTCTTGTCATCTTCTTGCTCAGCAACTGTATAGCTAGCCTGACCAGCGTCTGTTTCAAAAATGTTATTTATCTCATCTGATAAAGCTCTTCTGGTAACTTCGTCCGTCGTAGAAGAAAGAATAACGGCTCTTGCTACTGCTCTGTCTTTATCATTAAGTCTTAGTAAACCCGCAATATCTTCAATACCCTCGCCCTTCATCTTTTGGGCAACGTCTCTAGATTCTTCTGGCGTTACTTTAATTTCACCCGAAGCAATAGCAGCATCCACTTGTTCATTAGTTTTGTCAGCAATTGCGGTCGCTGTTGGTGATTCTGAGAACACCGATTTGGATTGTTTAAACTCCGCAAGTTCTTTTTGTTTAGCTTCTAACTTTTTAGCTGCTGCTCTTCGAGCGGTCTGGGACCTAGCATTTTTTGCTCTTGAGGATAATTGATCTATTTCTTTTTGGATTTTTTCGGCTGATGGCTTGTTTCGCTCTGCGATTAGCTCATTAGCTTTAGCCATTCTGCCTATTTTCTTAGGCTTGTCGGGATTAGGTTGTTCTGCTTTGGCTACGCCTATTTTGTCTTCAACACCAAGGTCATTTGATACCTCAGAAAGAATTTGATCTGAAGCTTCTTGTCCGTCACCGCTTGCCAAGACATCTGTAATACCTCTGACCGCACCAACATCACCAGACTGACTAACTTTGTCTAATACCTGACCGGTTTGTACTATACCTTCATACTTTTTAAGTAGCTCATTTCTCTCGGCGTCACTGTCTATACGGTCTAACTGGGCACGCATTTGAGACGGGTCGAATATTGAAGAGTTTGATACTACATTTTTTTGATAGTGTAGGTTACCAATATTAACTAGTTTACCTACATCAAAATTAACGACTTTTGAGTCTGGGTTGCTTGTCCCATCTTCAGTTACAGCGCCCATAGAACCGTCAGGATTTCTCACTGTGATCGCATAACCGCCGTTAGGTAAAGGCTGTATAGACTCTGCTACGGAACCTTCTGGAAGTTGGCCGCTCGAGTTTACGAGATCCAAGGCAACTCCAGTAACAGTCATGTCGCCTTTTTCGATACCAGCTCGCATTGCTTCGCCGTTCAAACTGAGCCTATCTTTAGACAAAAGACCAGCCGCATTAGCAGTGTCGATCCACTGGTCATTACCGGCAATAACTTCTTGACTAGCAGCTGCATCCTTTTTCAACTGCAGATCGCCCTCAAGGACTTGAATGCGTCTATCCTCAATACCAAGTTGCGTATCGACCTGATCAAGTTTTCTAGTATTTAATTCGTTATCAAAACGCTGTTGCTGCATGGCTCTTACGCCTTGAAAGCCAGCTAAAAACGCGTCTCCAACATTTCCGTATTGAGCCATATATACCTCTTAAAAAGCAAATGCCATTATTGCAGCAGCACCAAGGCTGCCGATAGTTGCGTAAGTCTGAGCTTTATGCTGAGCTTTAGCCTGTTCGTAGGCATTCTTTCTCGCAGTAGCATTAGCTGCGGCTGAACCTAGCTGGTTTTGCGAAGACCTGTTTACGCCTTGTCCGATGTTTATTAGGTCAGAAAGAAGCCCTTGGTTTGCTTCTTTTTGCGCTATTTTTGCATCTGCTACAGCTTGTATACTCCCAAGAGTGTTAGCGGTTCTTAATGCGTTTTTTTGCGCTTCAAGCTGCGCAGGGGTCAATTGAGCGCCATACCTACTAGCGCTTCTGGCAGCAATACCTTTACTTAACTTAGTCGCAGCTTTGCTATCTTCTCGGGCCTGATCGATAAGGCTAGTGTCATTTTGAGCTTTTTCTAACATTTCTTCTTCGAAAGCTCTGTAGTTCTTGACGTAGTCTTCGTACTCGCCGCGAGTAATATCAGCGTATACTTTATCTGGATCACTTACTTCGATTAAATCGCTCATCACACACTGCTCCCGGGACCAAAGAACCCGCTGTAATTTATTCTGTTACCTAAACCAGACACCTTCTGCCCCTGCGCGTTAACCGGTGAGAAGAAGCTGCCTTTAACTTGTTGTGGCGGGCCTACACCAGACGTCGGTGTTTTCAAACCGGTTGTTTGCATATTGGATATACCTTGCGCCAATGCCGCGCCACCAATTTGAGCAGCTGCGCTCATTTTCGCTGCAGAAACTTGTTGCTTACCTCTAGCGCGTTCAAGGGCCTGCGATGTCTGCAATCTAGCCGCCTCGGCCATACCAGACTGTGCGTCGGCTGCTTGCCCTCTAGCTGTGCCTAAAACATTTGATTGCATTTGGTTTTGTATCTTCGCAGCGTTTGCATTAGCTAAACCTAACTGCCCCTGTAAGGCTTGACCTACGTCCCCCGCGTTTTGAACGTTTTGAGTAGCTTGGTAACTTGGCTGCGAAGTAAGAGCTTGCATAGTGTCAGCATTACTCCTACCTCTCAGCTTACTAGCGTTATCACCCGACATTGACTCGTCTCTCATCTGTTGTAAGAGTGGGTCATAGTTCTTTTTAAAATAGTCGTATTCCGCTTTAGCAACAGAAGCTGATGCTTTTTCGGCGTCAGACGGCGGTGTTGGTTTAGGTTTTGATCCCATTACAATTCTCTCGTATATACAACTGTGTCTTTTTGCCAGCCGTTCCCCACAAAATATTTTTCTAGCTCGGGTACGGCTGACCTTGTTTCTATGTATTTAAAACCCTCTCTCTTTGCGCCTTGAGCAAAGAAAGAGTAATACTTTAATGCGCAGTTTTGCCCTTTCTCTCTAGCCCACGCCAACCAAATTAGGAGCGTTCTATCGCCAGTAAATTCGTCAACTTCTGCAGTGGTTACAACGAAGCCCTCGGGGGCGCACCATAGTGCTGCTTGTTGACTCATACAGGCCGCATACACGTCTTCTGGTCTGAATGTTAATTGTGGGCTATCCCTGAGTATTTCTTCTATACCCGGCTTTACCCAATCCCACTCTACTCTTATGTCGCATAAAGCCGGATTACCAGCTTCTGCCATAATCTCTACGTCTTGTTCGCCACGCGCCTTTTGATCCGCCAATTCCGCCATATCTAACCTTCCTAGCTATACCTGTGTTCGCGCTTCGAGCTATCTCAGTGGCTCGAGCAATTGATTCATTAAACAACGATCCGTAAAGTCCGGCCGCCGATAAATCTGTCCAGTCTTTGTTAGGCATTCTAAGAAGCCTGTATAAAACACCGCTCAAAATCCCATCTCTATAATTGTTCATTAAGTCGTCATCACATGCGTTGCTAGTATGTGTTGGTTTCAGCACAGCTTTTATTCGAAGCCCAGCATCTACATTTTTTGCCGGTCTAGGAGCTATAACTAGTGCACTAGACGACTGTTGTACAAAGTAAGCAGGCGTACCAGTGTCCTTTCTCCAGTCACCCAAGCGCTGCTCTAACAAGGAGCTTGATACAGGTTCTAAGTCAAAACCATCGTACTTAACCCAATCTAAGCGATGCACCGTTGTAGCTATTGGAGTGTCCACTTCATACTCATGCTGTTTTGCAACGACATTAATGGGGTCAAACTCAGCTCTGTAAGCTTCTGATTTCTCGCAAAACTCTATGACAGCAGCTCTTATATTGCTTTCAGCTAGCATATCTGGACAGCCGGGGACGACTGTCAATACGTCTGGTAATAACCTTGTATAAGGAATCGCCATTTATCACCCCGCAACTACGGCTTGTGAGTTTCTTACCATGTTAGGACTTGTTGTAGCATCAAGTTGCCCTTTACCGGCGATAGACGTTGAAAACAGCTGGTAATGACTTGATGCTCTTTGCTGATTACCGGCAAACTCTGCGTCTTTCATGTATGCCATGTAAAGAACGTAGTTCATAATGGCGTTTGCATATATATCGGGTATGGCCAAGTTTGCACTTGTATCTTCTGTCCAATAGTCCGATGATGCGCTTGGAGTTTGGTTAGTATTGTTGGATTCGTCAGTAGCAGTCCAAACTTTGTTTGCGTACGACACCTTGTTGTTCTCTACATAAGTAGCTGAGTCAGTCCAAGCAGTAACAGATTCTGCTGCGATAACAGTAGCTGGGTTAGCTGAGTAAATAATTTCTAGGCGTGCCGCTTCATCTATAGTTCCAGTATTAGCGTCATCTACTGTCGCTCCTGGGTATACATAGAAATTGCGGGGGTTTGACTCGTCATAAACGTAGTGTTCGACAACGCTGCCATGTGCCGCTGCGCCTGATACATTGGGGTCATGCCAGTCAGGTGTTTGAGTATCTAGCACTGCTACGTCAACTAATCTTACTGCTCTGCCACCTATGAGACCGGCACCAAGGTTGCTCATATTTCTAACAACTTTCAGCAGCCTATTACCATCAGCGGGGATAGACTGTTTTGTGCCAGCAACCAAATTGATTGTGGTGTTTACAGCTGATGCATCAGGCTTAAGAAGTGCTATCTCACGCTGTGCATCATTAATCCAAAGGACTAGCTCGTCTGTAACGGGCCATCTAACTCCTGTAGTGTCTTGTAGCACTTGCTGGACTCTATCTATCACGCTATTTACTGACACTGCCATTTTAAATACCTATGCGTTTAGTGCTGCTTCCCAAGCTGCTTCTCTCTCTTCACTTCGAACAGTTCGGCCTACAGCTTTGTTTATGATGGATGCTTTTGGTGTTCCATCAACTTTAAAATCTTCTGGGTTACCCTGCTCTATTAGCTTTTGTAAACACTCCATTAGAGCCGGATCGAATTCTTCTGTAGCCTCTTCAACTACTTCTTCAAAAACCGCTTCTTCGGGTTCTTGGTGGGCTACGTTGTCAGGGTTGTATCTTTGTGCGCCTTGTTGCAACGCTAAAAGACCTATATCCTCGCCTACATTTTTTGGGACATTTGCATATAGTCTTGTGCCTGACCCCCACGTACTGGCTATGCACATGTCTTTGTCGCTTATAACTTTCATATGTACTCCTTACGAAAAATGCCCCCTCCTAAGAGGGGGCGGATATTACTTTCTTACTGTGCAGTGTCTAAGCAGATAACACCGAAGTCTTGAACAGCGGCTTTACCAGAAGCTGCATAATCAGTGTTGTACATAGGCTTACGTAGACCGAAGATCTTACCTACAGAGATACCTGACTGGTTACCATAGTCGAAAGTATCTTCAACCATTTCAGGTAGACCGATATCAGCCATAGCTAGAGCTTGAGCACCACAGAATAGAGCACGTGCACCATCTACTTTAGCGTCAGCGCCCCACTTCTTACCGTACGCCCCTGTATCAGTGCCGTCAGAAGAAGTACCAGCAGTAGCGCCAGAAGTGTTAAACACATGACGGAATTCGTGGATCATTACACCATCTACCATCAAGCTTGAAGTACCAGCGAACAAGCTGTTAGATGCACCACGTACACCCGCGTTACGAACGTTAGCGATGAAGTCAGCATCTAACTTAAGGTCAGCCATTTGCTGTGGAGTAACGAACATGTGGAATACTTCTTGGTTTCCAGCAGCGCGAATACCACGGATGTAGTTGTCTTTCGCGTACGCTTTTAGCTCAACGATAGAGCGATAGCCAAGCTTATCAGTAGCTGTAATCGCGTCAGTGTCACCATCTGCCAGAGAAGCATTAGCACCTGAACCGCTTACTCGTAACCAACGTGCGTCAGTTGGAGCAGAAACATCTGATGAGAACTCAAGATCTTGTAGTGCGTTACCGCTTTTAGTGACATCGCCAGATGGATCCTCAGAGTTAGCGCGGGTTGCGCCGTTGTTCTTCATGTTGTAGCCAACACCAGACAACGTTAGGAACGCTAACTGGTCAATACGGTCAGCCATTGCATAAGCGAGAGCATCACGAGATTGCTCACGGAAGTTAACTACAGTCTTTTGGTCAGCCATGCGGCCAGCAATTCTGTTAGCAAAGCGCAATTGATCCAGCTCAATGCTGATATCATATGCACGCAATGCTTCTTCATTGCCTTCTAGAGTGAAGTCACCAGTGATACCGTCTCCAGTCATATCGGCTAGCAATGTGATATTAGCTTTTGTGCCTTTTTGAGACTTAGTTAATTCAGTTACGCGCTGAACCATAGCGTTTGAGCCAGTGCCAGCAAACTGATTGATGAAAGATTGGTTACGCGCTACTTTCCAGAAGTCGCGTGACCACGCCTGAAGTTGGTCGCCTGATAGCGTACCGAAATTAGTTAAATTACTAGACATAATAGTCTCCAATAAATTGACAAAAAATTATGTGGCACATGCCACGTCTCTTAGCCGACTTATGGAGCGGCTAATCCGTTTTCCCGTATCGTGGGATGACGAACTAGCGCTGTTTAACGAGACGCGATCTCGACAAGTTTTACGCCTGTGTAGGCGAAAGATACGTTTTTTACGGCTACGGGCCGACCAGTTATCGTACTGATAGACGAACCTGTATTAAATATTAGCCCAACTAATATAAGTATGCAAACTAATTTAGTGGATTTGATAAATAATCCATACCATCCCACAGATCTTGTATTTCTCTAGTAATTTTATCTAGGTCATATTTACCTAAATCACTAGCTGCCCGCTCTGCTTTATCGACGGTTGTTTGCATTTGAATCACTTGTTCTTTTAGCTCTTTTACTTCACCTTTAATCTCTAATAGCTTCTCTTGCTGCTCAGCTATGGTTTTAAGGTTTACGCCTAGTTCAGCTAGTTTGCCCTGCAACTTTGGGACGTCATTATCTGTAAGTTGTGTTTGTATCAGCGCTATAGACTCTTCTAACGGTGTTATATTAGGAATTTTTTTAGCCTCAACGCCCTCTAAACGGGAGTACAGGCTACTAGCTGTCCACACGGTGCCACCAATACTGGTGCCAATCGTTAGCACTATTGCGATCCATACACCTTTAAAGCTGGTGTTTCCTATCTTTAATTCAGTATTTTCTAGGCTCATTCGCATTCCTCATACATAAAACAATTAAACCCATTAGCCGTCGGGCCTGTTAAGTAGTAATCTGAGTCAGATCCTATAGCCAGTACGTCTGCTTCACTGACGTATAGGTCTATCCCAAAGTTATCGTTTCCATTTAGGAATACGGCAGTAGCATTATTAGTGCTGGCCCAACGCATACTTACCCATTGCTGATTAGCACTATAAGTAACCGTAGCTTGCTCTGCTGTCGTATTATTGTTCTCCGCCCCTTGCTGTAAGAAGTCCACAGCTGCTGAGTTTTCAGCTACTGCAATGAATGCACTGGCGTTGTTTGCATGCGTTTCAATGTCATCAAGAGACTGGTTGTATGTATCGACTTCTTGCTGGTCTATGGTAAGTACTTCAGTGTTTGCTGCTACGAAGTCTTGCACAGCTGCTTCCTCATCGGGGCTAGATGCTTCTTCTGCCATCTCAGCAACTTGTACTACCTGTACCATGTCAACTACAACTTCTGTAAATGTATCGATAGCAGCATCCATTAGATCTAGCTCTTGCGCCGCTTTCTCGTTAAGGACATCTTGTACAGAACCATAAGGCAGATACGTGCTCATACCTGTCAACGCATTGTTGTAAGCATCTAATTGCTCTGTGCTAATGTGGGCGGTAGATGACAAGGTGCCATCTGATAGGCCTGTGCCTGTGTAGGAATACTCCATAGCTGCCCCAGTAAGTATGATCCCGCGATCAATCTGATCTACTAAAGCATTAGAAGCATTAATTAAATTATCTAGTTCATTTGAGTGAGCTGCGGAACTTATCGCTAACAGACTCATTATCATCAGTTTGTTCTTCATCGGATTCGACACCTATACCAAGTATTGCATTAAACCAAAGTTGGGTTTCCGTAAACTTTCTACCTACTTTCCCATAAGCGGGTATAAATAATGTAGGGTTGCTCTTCATTAGAAAGTAAGCTCGTTTCCCAACAACCAGTCTGCCGCCCTGTTGTACTGGACAGGGTGTTCCTGACATAAACATCGATTTCCATACGATTTCTTCCTCGCACATCCTCGCTACAGCTGCGACCTTCATACCTAGATCCGATAGAAGTTTTGCATCTCTTCTCCTATCGCAGTTCGGATCAACTTCATATTCACCACTAGATATACCAACTCCGACAGTCTGAAGCGAACCGCCAGAGCCTTTTAAACAGGTGTCCATACCATTGCTCATATAGGAGGGGCTAATAGCACTTCCTACAGGTATCTCACTAGACGAACCTGCACCGTTGTAATGGTTAGTTGTACTAGTGTCTGAAGTAGTATTATTACTACTAACAGTAGAGCCGTTGTTATACGTGTTGAGGCTGCCTTCTTGACTATTAGCACCCCCATCGGCAAATGCCTCGACTGACAAGCAGACGAGAGCTATGGCAATCCTTTTAGCGGGCATATCAGTACCCTTTTTTCTTGACTACTTTTTTGCTTTTTTTCTTGGCGGTTTTTTTAGCTGCTGTCTTTCGTTTGCCCTTACAGGGTTTTCCATCATGCATAACAAATACCTCTTACCACTTAACTTTGTGAGACCAATAACGTGCTGACAGTTTTGACGGGCTACTGTCTTGTGCGTTATGGCGTGCGTAATAGCTCTTCTTACGAGCTTTATCTTTAGCCGACTTAGGGTTTTTACCCGCTCCTTTCACACCTTGCTGGCCAAATCGGATTGTCTTAACCTTGTCTCCCTCTTTAGCTACTACAACGTGGCTCTTTGTGGGGTGGCTCGTAGTCCTTTTTGGTTTGTTATAGCCCGAAACTCCGGCTCGGGCTAATCTTGGGTCTTTCTTAGTTGGCATAGATCACCTCTTAGAGGATATCTCCTCGTAAACGTTTAAGAGTTGCTTCAGGAAGTGCATCAAACTCTTCTTCTGTCATACTAGCGACATTAAAAGGCTTTTCGCCTCTAGCAGCAGAGCTTTCACCCGGTAGCTCCGGCGGTTGCGCGTCAGCAGCCTTAAGTTTTTTGCTCACTTCTTTTCGCTTCTTTGCGACCTCATCAACAGCTGGTGCAGCTTTAGCGGCAAGAGCTGGGGCTGGGTCATCTTCAATTAGCCCGTACTCGCCGACAACAAAACGAGCTGCCTTTGATAGAGCTGCAACTGCGTTTTCACCTTTAATCATGAAAGCGTCGCGCAATTCAATAACTTCATTTGTCATTGCTTCGTTATATTCAGGCGAACTAGCATCGAAGACTGGGAACGATCGCTCTAACTCATTAGCTGCTGCTTGCAACGCTGTAGCCTCTTGGTTTTGAGACACGGTTTGAGTCATTTTTTGAGTCATTTCGTACTCAATCTGAGTGCGTTCTGCTGCACGTATCTCAGCACGAAGCTGTGCAGCTTTTTCTGCTTCACCGTCTAGTACGGCGTTTTGGTATTCGACCTCTTTAGCAACAAAGTCATAAGCTTCTGGAGCATCTTCTGCAGGCGCTTGTGCCGCCTTAAGACCGTCTAGCTGTTTCTGTAGCTCTTTCTGCTTCGCAAGAACCTCATCAAGTCGAGACTTAGGCACCATTGGTTTTTTGGTGGGCTTTTCCTCTACTTCAGGTTCGGGCTCAGGTTCGGGCTCAGGTTCTTTTAGGGCTTCTGGCTCTTCCTCAGACTCTGCTTCAGGTTCAACATCTTCTGCAGGCTCCTCGGTCTCTTCTTCGGCCACAACTTCTTCGGGTTCTTCGGCAACAGTCTCTTCAACGGTTTCCTCCTCTGGCTCTGGCTCATCAAAACTCAAGTCTAAAAGTTCTTGATCCTCTTCCTGAGAGGTGTCTGCTCCCGGCATTACATTAAACTCTAACTTCTCTTCTGTTTTAGCTTCTTCGTTGCTCATATCAATATCCTATTGGTTGATAGGTGGTCGACTGTTCGGTATATCGACCTGTTTAGGTTGTGCATTCTCTTTAGCAGCAGTCTGCATAGCAGTTGCGGCAATACGAGTTGCGGCGTTGGTTTCAGCCTGTTGGGCTCTGGTTTGGTTAGTAAGTGCGGCAAGTTCTCTACGTAACGTAAGTTCTTGCTCTTTCATTCCGATCTTAGACTGTAGTTCAGCCATTCTTAACTGTGGTTGTACATCGGCTGTATCTTGTACTTTAGCCATGTTGACGGCAGTTTCAGACTGTAGCTTCTGAACTTCAGCTTGCATCTTCGCAATCTCAAGCTGTATTTGTTGCATTTCAATCTCTTGCTGGGCGGCGGCTGCTTGTTGCTGCTCTTCGCTCATCTCAACGCCTGTCATCATGCGAATACGTTTAGCAAGCTCACCTTTTCTAGCTAGGTGTGAGTACTCAATAATTGCATCGTCAGGGATATTAACGCCAACTTGACGTAGGTTAAGTGCTTCAGCAAATTGAACTTCATCAAAGCTATCGCGAGCTGGTGCTGTAGAGATAACAACGTCGTATTCACCTATAGTGAGGTCGTTTATGATCTTACCCTCTGGTGTCATCTCGTTTACGACCATAGGTTCGCGAGGACGCATTGGATCATCTTCATTGGTTACTTGTATAATGCGCTGTTCTGTATAGAAGGTCTGAACTAAGTTCAGTACTCGCTCAGCAAGGTACTGTCTAGACTTACGCAAGTTATCCAGCGGTACTTGAATCATAACTGCGCCACGATTCTGCTTGGCTTGTATAGCAACCCCTGATACTTCCGCACTATCAGAGCCCAGCATAGAGTCATTAATACCTGAAATAGCTTTTATATTGATCTGCGCTTTTTGAGAAATACGATCTAACCCAGATGGGATTTGACTCGGGTTGATCTTAGTTGGGGGTGTTGAGCCTCTGTTGTACTCAAGTACAAGTCCAGTTTCAGCACCGTGCTCTTCAAGATCATCAGCTGTCATACCAACTAGTGAGCCAGATTCAACCATCCACCCGCTATTAGCTGTTGAGTTAACAATATGGAGTTCTTGTGAGGCAATCTTATTAAGCTGCTCTTGCGGGCTTAACAGGTTTCTAACCATCCCGAACGGACGGCCTCTTCTGAAATAAGCGAAGTAAGGAATAATTGTGAAGTCACTATACGGAGACCAATCATCATGCAGCACAACCTTGTCGCACGTAACTGTCCAGCGGACCTTACGCTTCATCTTACTTATAAGACTTAAGCCATATTCTTTAGCGAACTTTTTCTTTTTGGAATCACTCCACGCTTCTGGTGCTTCTCTCATATCACCTGTATTTGGGTCTACGAAGAAGTCACAGCGTGACAATCTTTTATGTTGACGTTCTATTACGCGAAGTGAGCGTACATTGCGATATTCATCTTCTGGTACTCCAGCGCCAAATACATCTTCGCCCGGGTCAAGATCACCGTAACGTGTCTCTTCATACTCTACTGAATCTCGGCCAAAACTGTTGCCGTTCTCAGCGATAAATTGAAGGGCTTCTGCTTTCTTCTTACCATACAGATCTTCAATCTCATCCAGAGTCATCCATTTCGTCTCGAAAATTTCGTTCCAAGTTTTTGGATCAGCATCTTTTGCGTCTGGGTCGATAAGAATGTCTAGTGGATCTTTGGCAGTGATCCGAATTTCACCTTCTACATGGTCAGTAAAGTCCATGCGAACGTCAAAATAACCACGGCCATCCATTATGAGTCCGTCTGCAAATACCTGTTGCTCAATCCAATCGAGCTTGTTGTTATCTGCAATCTGCATATAGAGCTTAGTTAAAGTATTCGCTACTTCTGCATCGCCACCTCTGCGAGGTTTAAAACGGACATCTGCTCTACGTGTGGACTGTTCACCAAGTACGGTATTAATAGTAGGTAGGATAGTATTGATAGTTAGGGCTGGGCGACCTTCCGCCTCAAGGGACATTTTGTCAAACTCGTCCCACTGCTCACCTGTATAAAAGGCGTCACATTTTTTTGCTACTTCGATGTAATCTAAATGGCCGTTATCACGAGCGCGAACATATTTGTCCCACTGGATTGACGCCACTTCTTGTTCTTTAGCTGGGCTTAATTTGCTCTGCTTTTTCATATCTATGCGCTCATAGCTGATTTATCTCGTTTGACTTTAAACACAGTGTCTAACCGGTCTCTCCACGAAGGCTCATGTATTACAGGTGCTTGGTAAGTAGCAAATTCACTCATCATCAAACCAATCCAAGCCAAAGCATCTACCTGATCGTCATGTACCCCATTCGGGAATCGGAGAAGCTCAGCAACCAGCGGGCCAGTGAACTGCTCGTCTTTTGGTAAAAACACCATACCTTGTTGCATCCGGCCTTGGATGGCTCTGGCCCGTGCTTCTTTATCTCGACGGCCAGTCTTAAGGTCCTTAAAGTATGCTTCATGCAAACCCCGTTCTCTTACACGTTTCTCCAAGAACGGTCCAAGGGCCATTTCAATGTGACCTTTCTCAATACCAATGATTGAGGGTCGCCACTCTTCATACAAATCCAATATCCGTTCAACGATTTCAAAACCATCGAACTTCCCTCTAACAACATCGACAACGTACAACTGATCGTACTCATCAACGCCGACTACCATGCCTACTGTGTAGTCATTTCTATCCCGTTTACCAATAGCTAAATCCCACGCGCAGTAAAACCGCATTTGGGATAAATCAACTTCATCACGTTCAAAATACTGCACCATGTCACGTGTGAAATAGTCGCCGTCATCAGCAACCGGATTCTGTTGATAAAGAGCTGACCAATCTCTTGGACCAACTGCTTTTTCAATTCTCTTAAGCGCTTCTTCATCGTAGCGCTCTCTATGTAATGCTTCGCCAGCTTTTCGGTACTGTTCATCAACTTCAGCTCTCGCTGGATAGTTGACCACTTCCCACTGTTCGCCGTTATTGTCAGCTGCCTTTAAGAGCCGCCCCGCCAAATCATCGTCATGCCAACGAGTAAGGATAACCAGTACCCCACCTCCCGGTGCCAATCGGGTATAAGCGGTAGATGTGTACCAATCCCAAGTACTATCTCTTGCATTCTGACTCTCTGCGTCGTCTCTATTCTTTACAGGATCATCGATGACCAGTATGTGGGCACCTTTACCCGTTATACCGCCACCAACACCAGCAGCAACAAAACCACCACCATCAGTAGTAAGCCAAGCTTCCGCTGATTGGCTATCTGGGTCGAGTCTAGTTTTGAAAGCAGTTTTGTAAGTTGGCTCACGCAAGAGTTGACGTACTTTACGGCTGAATCCCATAGCGAGCGAACCAGAGTACGAACAGCTAATAAACTCGTGCCCAGGGTGGCGACCAAGATGCCAAGCTGGGAAAGCAACTGAAGCAAGCGTGCTTTTACCGTGTCGAGGCGGCATAAAGAGCATAAGCCTTGGAGACTTTTTCTCAGACACGTCTTTAGAGAATTGCTCAAGCCTGCTACATATGTCTTTATGGACCCAGCCTGCTTGGTAGTCGGGATTGAATCGTTCAACGAAAGGGATAAGTCTCTTCCGCGTGAGGAATCGGAGCGCGAGTTCCGCTTTTGCTTTTTCTTCAACAGATATCTCCTCTGTTTTGTCGACGGAGTCAGCTGTATCTTGCGGTTGTGGTAGGGCTTCTGCATCATCAGCTTTGCAATAAACACATAACCCGTCCGTTTCGCTAGAGTAAAGGGTCTCAGGGTGCGTATTTTTGCACCGTCGACACTTACGTACTGCTATATCGTCCGTCAATCTGTTTTATCGTCTGTTCTTAAGATCTTTTAATTTAGATCGCGTTTTAGCGGTGGCTTTTGTGGCAGCCGCTCTAGTTTTAGTTGCAGCTTTTTTAGCAGTGGCTCTAGTTGTAGCTGCTGCTTTCTTAACCCTAGGGTCTTTCTTCAAGGCGTTAGCTTTTGATTGAGCTTTTCTAGCGGCGGACTTAATTGAAGCTGCACTTTTTTTAACAGCCGCTCTATTAATGGCTAACCCTTCTTTAACTGCAGGGTCGTTTTTTATAGCTTTGGCTTTATCTACGGCTTTTTTGCCATACTTCTTTACAGCTTCTTTTGTACCCTTTGAGGCCAAAAGCCTCGCTGCTGCTGCTATCGCTGGTATGCCCATGTTTACCTCTTTGGTTCTAAGTAAGTTGTATCTTTCCCTGCTATCTCAAGCAGTTCTTCGTCAGTTAGCCGTTCCAACTGTTTCGCTGTTGCATTTAAGTTCACATTTACTTGTACTGCGTTCTCTGGAGTCGACAGGCCGTGCAATTTGACCAACGAATCCACAGTATTCTTCATTTCAGTAGCCGTAGCTGAGGCAGAGTACGCTTCCATGTACATACAATGAGCGTTTTGCCTCTCAAATTTCACTTCTTCCCGCATTTGTTCACGGAAATACTGCAAAGCCTGCTGTACTGCAGGCTTCTTGGATGCTTCTAACGCAGTTTTGTAGCTGGCATAACCAGCACCACGTCCGGCAGCAGCTATCGTCATCCCACTAGAGATAAGCGATACCAGTTTTTCTTGCTGAACGGTTAGTGCATTAAGCGTTAACCCCATATAAGGCATATGTGATTGGAACTCAGTGCGTGCACTTACCGCATCAGTGGACGAGTTTGAGGTGGCCTCGTCGTTTTGTTGTAAGGTCATGTCCGAGTTCTTCATCTAAGTACACAAATATTGGGGCTTCATCGCCCAGCTCTTCAAAACCACACTCAAGTAAATAAAGGTAGAGCGCATCTTCTCCAAAACCGCCGTCTATTAAAATTTGTTCGGCTTTATTAGCGTCGTAAACTAGTACTTCACGTCCGCCGCTACAAAGTGCTGTGCCGATACACGCTTTATCTAGACCTTCTACTGCTAACATTGATACTTCCATAACTGAATATTAGCCCAACTAATAATTAATCGCAAGAATGTTCGGAAATTGTCTTAATCCACCAGTAAAACATGTCTACTTGTAAGTTATGACGGAGGATATTGACTCGATAGCATACTAAATGAATGTTGTAGGGCTCGTATCCCTCGTTTTGGTCTATACGATCTATTGATGCATTAAATTCTTTTTTACCAGAGCCGTCTCGGTGGTGTGTCATCGTAACTCCGGACAGTGCGCACTTGCCGTCTTGCTTCTCCCACAAGTCAATTAGGTGCTGTAGGTCGACATTAAAAGACATTGTTTTGCTGCGGTTGCATTTTGCGCTTTGGAGAAGTTTATTGAGATATTCTTGGTAGCTGCTTGACCATTTCTTACGGCGTCGAGCCTCAATGCACTTTTTACAGGCACTGCGCAGAACCCCGTGAGACAAGTCAAAGTCCGTTTCTGGGCGAGAGGCTCCGCATTTAGCACATACTTTTCCGCCTGACATACGGATACTATACACAAATAGATTAGTATTACTAATATTTTTGCAGAAAAAAAATTTCAAAAATTATTTATGAATCGCTAACGCACTATCTCCCTGTTCTGCTGTGAGGGGATACCTTTCCCCGATTTGCGGAACTGGAACCTTGTTTTGTTTTTGGTTTTAGGAACCTTGTCCGTCAGTAACCCCTTTTGTTTGTTTTCACTCGCAACATTCGTTGCTCGTGGTCAGTTGTGTTTTTGATTTTATTCATTCATTCATTATTTATATAGGTGACTATCGTGAACGATTACAACTTTGATAACTACGATTATGAAGAAGCGTTAAGAGAAGCAAAGCTTTTTAGAGAAGCATTCGAAGCTCAAGAAGAGCATCACAGTGGCAAGCTGTCACTCGACGAGTTCGTTGAGTACATAGTTTTTCTTGGCATTAATGTATCAATAACTGTTGATTGTGGTTTCGGCTACATCGACCACCCAACTGTACACTAGGAGGTGCGACGTGTTAGATATTCTTATTACTTTATTAGCTTTATATTTCATTGGCATGTTGTTCTTTGTCATGGGCTGGCTAGGATGGACAGCTTTTAAACTGCTAGATCCAACTAACATTGACAGTTGCCCACGGTCAGGTGCCACTGTCATGTCTCAAGAGGACTACGACCGACGGTACGATGACTGGGTTAGGCGTCAACGAACCGAGAACACCCAACGGAGCAGCCTCCAGCGTAGCAATCCTTCTATCAAGAGATCACGGATGATTTCACGTAGACAATTCATAACTGGCAGTTGGTAATGGTCAGCTGTCAACGGTCAACGCGCCCCGCCCGACGGGGTGTGTACCGTGTGTACCACTTGTGTACCAATTTGTGTACCAAGTTGCTACGCGTATAACTTATTGATTTACATATGTTTATTACAAAATATAGGAATGTGTACCATGTGTACCAACCATTTCCTATTTCGTATATATGTACATCGTAAAAAACACTGTTTTCAGTTTATCATTTTTGAACCTGAAAAAAGCTGGTACACATGGTACACATTAGTCATTTTCCTCTGTAAGCCAGATAACTGCTGACTTTATCGTCTTTTAAAAGTTGGTACACAATCTGGTACACACTTGGTACACATGACACACATCTTAACAATCTACTTTAACTTTGACACCTAACCTCTAACATTTGACCACGAACAACGGACAACGGTCCATTATTCGTTCATAGCTATACACAACGAGTTGTTGATTAATATTTATTAGTAATGCTAATATGTTTCACACAACATGTAGTTGGTTGTATACGCTCGTGATTTCATCACTCACGGTCAGATTGTTTATGAGTATTAGGCTCACTAATAATTTATCTTGAGGTATTTAATTATGTTCCATAGACGTTTTGAAAAGAATATTACACCTACCAAATGGTTTAAGTGTAAGCAAAAAGCGAAAGCAGGTATCAAGCACATCAAAGAGAATCCAGCAGATCTTTTGTTGGTAGCACTCGGTGCTGTACTAGCTGAAATGTTCGAAGCTGATGAAATTACGGAGGTATAGAAATGGTTAGTTTAAACCTTGAACGTGAAAACTGGGATTTGGTCTCTGACAACGACCAAGTAGAACCGGATCTTCAACACTTGGAAATGGTTCATTTGATGTTGCAACTAGCATCACAAGAAGTGAAATCTAATTTAACAACTGAACAACTACTAGAGGACTTTTAAGACTATGAAAGATTCATTTATTACCAATGCGTTTTTAGATATTTGCGATTACAAAGGCTACAAAGGAGAGTTAGCTAAGCATATCGCTTCATTCAACACTGGTGACCTCGAGACGGACTTCGAAGAAGCATTCATCGCAGCTGCATCTGATGAGACTTCATATCACCCGCTAGCCATCATTGGCTTTCATCAGACATTGATGGACAAGGTTTGTTGGAATGCTCGCAAGCTTTGGTCAGCACAGAATACTGAGATTGAAGTATACGGCGTCGAGCCTGCAGAACGTGCGGCGGAGATGGTCGGTGTGTCGACTAATACAGATGTTATCGAGACAGTTGATCTTGATTACAACACGCTGTTCCAGTCGCATGCTTCACTTGCTCAGGAGATGAGTGCAGAAGTTGATATACAGAATTTGTATTACTTCGCACCGACTCAGCGCGATGAGCAGACAGGAGAATGGCAGCCACGTTGTACGTGTGATTCATTCCCTGATGCACAGACCGAGATGAATGCAATCTCGGAAGAGCTTGAGGAGCAACAGAAAGATACGTTGCGAGCCAAGTTTGCAGAGAAACGTGCAGCGCGTAAAGCAGCTTAACCTCAACTACCCCACTCAGTCTTCGGATTGGGTGGGGTTTTTTATTTAAACACACACAGTTACCTGGGAGCTAGCGTGCTTGCTTCTTTAACAATGGAGGATTTATGAGTATTTCAATCTATGAACAGTTATTCCCACACGTTAGTTTCACAGACAAAGTGTGTGTTGTATTCAAAGACGGTACAGAAAAAGTGTTTAAACATTTGTATCACGACAAAAGCGAACTCGATGATGTTAATTGGGTAAGCGCTGTCCGTGATTGTTTTGAACTTTGACAACGGAGGACGGACCGTGAAAAGCGTGCCAAGAGTAACTCGTAAAGATCTATTGGATTGGTTAGGTACTAGTAATGATATGACAGTTAAAGAGTCATTACTCGAAATAATACTTGGGGTAATCAACGAAGATTACGATTTAGAAATGTTACAAAAAGAAATTCTTTTATACAAAGGAGCGTTTTAGATGGACAGTGAAACTTTTAATAAAGAAGAAATTTATAAAACAGCAAGACGTTGGTCACTGCTTACAGTGAAGCACACCAGCTACGTGGCAGCACAAGCGTTTGCGTTTTGTGCATGCAAACTCGACGACTTACGTCATTACACAGACCGTAAACTGGAGGAATAATTATGTTTACTGCAGGACTTATTGCCGCTTTCGGCATGATCTTTTTATTACTTAAATTCGGTATCCGCAGAGTCGCACGCTTCGACATTGCGCTGGATATCGTGCTTACGTTCTTTCTTATGTGGATATTTGCAGGCACATTTGCAGGCATGATGGCAGGCCTAACTGCTGGTCTTATCATCAGCGTGTTTCTTTTCATCGCACGTCGAACAATCCGCACTGAAAAACTATCGGTGGTAAAGACTGACACCTTCCCGTATCGCAAGTTTGCTTGGGTATAGGGGGCAGTATGTATTCGACAGTCGATAAAATTCGCCAAGAGTGTGCCACTAAAATATTGCGTTGGCGTAACAGAGAAACCATCGCAAAAATGGCGGGAGTCCATCTAAATACAATAGCCCGTTTTGTCGGTGGGGGTGAGACAAGTGTGTCTACCTTAATTTCTGTAGAGCGTGCCATCAGACAAATTGAACAGTCCAAGCAATACCATCAGTTTTGCGAAACCTGTGAGGACTAGTCATGGTTATTTATATAGCAATGCATTGGAATGATCTCCCAGAAATACATGTCAAACGTTGCTATGTAGGTGAATACAACCCAGATAATCCCTACATAGATGACGAAGACATTTTCTATTACTTTGACCCCGATGAAAAAATATACGGTGAGCACACAGACTTCACTGTGGTCGATTATTTGGAGCAGTGATATGAGCAAAGGCAGCAAACAACGACCCACTAATAAAGCGGCATTCGATGCCAACTTCGACAGAATTTTTAGGAATAAAGGTAAGGATAAAGATGTATCCCGAAAGCAGCCCAGTAGTAAAAGCAAAACTAGAACCAATTGACATCGCTATTCGGAAAGAACGTGCCAGATTGTGGGACTTAGAAGATGAAACAGGGCTCGAGCAAAGCGGACATTACTTAGAGTATTTATGTCGTGCCAAAGCTAGAGGTGTGCAACACATCGTTATTAATTTTTAGGAGTGAATCATGATAGATGAAAAAGAAGCGGAAGAAAGAACAGAACGAATGCTAGACATTCGCAACGCAATTGTTAACGCCTTACCAGATGAATCTGATGCACATGAATTATGTGTTGCGGGCCTCAGTATATTTCTTCAAGCCGCATTGCATATGGCTGACGGAGATACCAACAAAGTACAACAGCTTATCTCATATGTCATGGAACTTGCAGAAGAGTTAAACAGTGAAGCTGAAGGCGAACTATGGTCGAAAAACCCTAACAAAAGCACGGTGCATTGATATGGAAGATCCAGTCGAATGGCAAAAAAACTTAGCTATATGTAACAAAACTTGTAACGAAATCATGGACAAATTCTTTGACAAGTTACTTGAATCAAAGGTGGAGCTTCCACAAAGTTCTGAAATTTTTACTACGCGTAGCGTTATTAGTAGGGCTAATAAGGAGAAGAGTAATGACCAAAGACGAGTTCGTAGAAGAAGTGTTTGAGTTGGCCTTTGGCGACAACGCAATTAACAGAGACTTTAGATACGCAGAAGTTCTTATGCAACTGAAAGATTTCTCAGATGATGCCCTTCTTTTAGAGAGGGTAATCGAAACAGTAAACGAGGGAATCTAATGGGTATTTGTTTACATGAAAACGAAGCCAGTTGGTGGGAATACGACGCACGAGGCATAGAGCTCTGTAAAGTCTGCGACAAATGCTACACAGACAAAATGGCCCAATACCGACCTGAAGTACTTACAAATTCTAACTATGACATCGATGAGACGATCGAGGAGGAACTATGAGTGACGAAGAAATTATTGTGAATAAAAAGCAATTGTGGAAATCACAAGCCCCTGCTCTCAACTTTGAATATGACGAAGACTCACTTCTACGGTATGCATTAGAAGTTGGCTTTGTAGAGCCAGTAGGCGGCGGCATGTACAAAGTAAACATGGATTACGGAGAAGAAAACAAATGATTGAAATTGAAAACAAACATCAAGCCCTTGAAGTGATCGACTCTCTGCAAAACTACATCGGAGAAAGGAACATAGAAGGCTACAACCCCATACTTGATTCCCTATGGGACTTAATCAACGAAGAAATAATCGGAGAGGACGAGTAATGAACCGCGAACCCTGTCGCATAGACGACGATCCAAGCTACGACTATTCAGACTACGAAGAGAAAAAAGGTTACTACAAACCTTATGAAGAAGACCCTTTTGTAGACGACAAAATCGATGAAGCACGTCTTGGCAGCCTGGCAAGTCTGCTTCCTCTTGAGGACTGAGCATGAACAACGAACCGTGGACACAAACATCGCTTATCGAATATTCAGCAGGCTTCTATTTATATTCAGAACTGCCTGCCGATTGGGATGGAATGGACGACGAACAACTATTCATGGAACTTGAACATCGAGCATGGGAACCGCTCGAAGCTAAAGACGGAGACTATATCTGGGAACAGATCAACACAATGGCTACAAGCCTTAACGAAACCTTTAACCTAGGAGTGAACTTATGAGGACAATACGACCCTCTTGTCTTACACCGGAACTAAAAGCAAATGCGCTTGCCGGTATATCAAGCATGCTTTGGGGACCACCCGGATGTGCTAAGTCTGCAATGGCTTACCAATTTGGGCACTTAACCAAATCAAAAATTTTCGAAATACGTGCTAACTTGTTTGACCCAGTCGACGTACGTGGTGGTCTCAAGGTAGTAGAAATGGACGATGGTACGTACAAAACACGCTACGGTATCCCGGAAGATTACCCGCCATCAGACTATCAAGGACCAGTACTTGTTATTATTGATGAGTTGCCTAACGCACCGAAAGCAACACAGAACGCCCTGCTGCAGCTTACGCTTGATCACAAGATTGGTACTTATACACTTCCACCAAACACTACAATCATTGCATGTGGTAACCGCGCTCAAGATCGTGCCGCTGTTCACGAAATGCCTACACCACTTAAAACACGTTTTGCTCATTACACTATCGAGCCAAACATTGATGATTGGGTAGGTTGGGCTGTTAACAATGACATTGATGAATCTTTGATCTCGTTCTTGCGTTACCGCCCCGCTCTTCTGCATGACATTGACCCTTCACAGAATGCTTCACCAACACCTCGTACATGGGAAATGTTATCTAGAAAACTACCATTTATGGAAGATGAGTTTTATGGCTGCGCATCAGTCGTAGGCGACGGGCCAGCTGGTGAGTATCTTGCGTTCAAAGCAATATACAAAGATGTTCCTGACATCGACGAACTAATCAAGAAACCATCACATACAAAAGTACCAAGCAACACATCAGTGTTGTACGCAATTGCTGGTGCACTTGCTTCACGTGTTGACGCCAACAACTTTGACGCAATCATGAAGTACGTTAAACGCATGCCAGCAGAGTATCAAGTCGTGGTTGTTCGTGACTGTATGGCTAAAGACAAACAGTTAATGACACAACCAGCATTCACAACATGGACGCAAGAAAACGCGTCAGTTTTACTATAGGAGAAACATCATGGCATCTGTCAGATTATCGCAAGAAATGCGCACTCGCATACTATCAAGGGCTATGGACGCTTTCGAAGTAGCTAATCCGAAATGGAAACCATCTAATGATTTCCAGTCCAAGCTTAAAGCAGCTGTTACAGAATCTACATTCCAAAAAGTTGCTAGGCAAATACGCGACATAATCAGTGAAAACAGTGTAAGTGGTCTTGGGCTAGAAAAAATGGGTCCTGAAGATTATAGATTTACAGCACTAACAATCAAAAGACCCGCAACTGATCAAGAAAAAACAGATAGAAGAACACAGTGGAACGAAGATCACATGGAGCTAAATGTCGAGTTTGATACTCCAATAAGCCTTTGGAACAAACCCGGTCATTACAGCAGTTACGACTGTGAACTGTGGGTAAATGATCTGGACAACGAACATCGCACGGAAATTCTCGAATATGTGAACGAAGCACACACATCAAGACACGATCGTGATGATGCTGAGAAACAATACCGTGAGCAGATAACTGCACTACTTCAAAACTGTAACACACTTAAACAGCTGCTAGAGACGTGGCCTGCCGCAGAGAATCTTGTTGACCAAGAAGCTATATCAAAGATGCACGAAAAAGTAACACGTGTGTCGGCAGCCAAACAACGTCGCGAATCAGTCAACTTTGATGCAGACGCTGCTAACCAGATGGTACTAACGGCTAAATTAGTTGGAGGCTAATATGTCCGCTGAAACTGCAATGCTAAAAGCGCGAGCACAACTACTGATGGACCACCCGTTCTTCGGTACGTTGGCTCTGCGCCTTAAATTATTATCTAAACCTGATGAATGCTCTACTGCTGCTACTGATGGCAAGCGGTTAATCTACAACCCTGACTATATTATGAAACAAAGCGCAATGGAGCTGCGCGGGCTAACTGCGCATGAGGTAATGCATTGCACAGGTAACCATCACACAAGACGTGGTGACAGAGACCCTAAACTGTGGAACATGGCATGTGACTACGCCATCAACCCACTAGTGGTAAAGAGCGGATTAGTATTACCAGAAGGCGCATTACTCGACGACAAGTACGACGATAAATGGTCTGCCGAAGCAATTTATACCGATCTTAAACAAAGACAAGACGATGGAGAATCCTTACAAGAATGTAAATGGGGCATAGTGTTAGACGCTGACAACGGATCACTAACCAAGGAAAGTAATGCACAGCAAGAAGCTGACTGGCAAATAGCCGTAACCCAAGCTGCTGAACAAGCAAAATCACGCGGTAAATTACCGGGACACTTGTCTCAATTCATCGAAGACATAGTATCTCCCAAAGTTAATTGGTTAACTGTTCTTTGGCCCTTTTTTACAAACCTTACAACCAACGATTATTCGTGGGCAAGACCAAATCGAGCATACTTATCGGAGGACGAGTATGTACCATCGTTACGGTCAGAAGGTTGTGGGAAGGTAGGTCTCATATTTGACACTAGCGGCAGCACATCAAGAGACCAGCAACAGTTTGTTGGCGAACTTAATTCAATAATAAAGGATGTTCGCCCGGAATCAGTTGTCGTTGTACACGCAGACTACGAAGTACAACAGACATTTGAGCTTGACCAAGATTCAACTCTTGGTGAAGAACATCTAGATCTAAAAGGGCAAGGCGGTACGCAATTCTTACCCGCCTTTGAGTGGATGGATGAAAATCATCAGGATGTCGATGCAATCGTTTATCTAACTGATCTAGAAACCGATGCACAGGACTTTGCAGAATCCGAAAGAGTTGTGCAATGTCCTGTACTTTGGGTATCTACTAATCACTCCTTACAAGCACCATTTGGTGAAACTGTCTATCTGCCGCATTGACATATTAGTAAGGCTAATATTAGTATAGATACTATTAGGTCAACATACGAAGTGCTCCTCCTACACAGACGTATGTGTATTAGCTAGCTTTGTGCACTAGTGACCTTAAACGCACAATTTTTTAACTCGAGGATCGATCAATGAAATTAAACGATGTAAGCCCCCAAGAGTGGGATCAAGTATCTAAAGCCCACAATGCAATCCAAGACATGGTTAATAACCCTGCACATTACAACACAGGAAAAGTCGAATGCATTGAAGCTATAGAAGCATCAATGTCAGCTGATGAATTCCAAGGTTATTTAAAAGCAAACTGCATTAAGTACCTTTGGAGAATGTCATACAAAGGTAAAAAACTAGAAGATTGTAAAAAAGCAGCATGGTACTTAGACCGACTTATAAAGAACGTTGAAGTACATAACTAAAACCAAACCTCTAGGAGAGAGCGATGGACACTAAGGAATATTTCGAAAATCTACCTAATGTAGAAAAAGATGCGCATCCTGAATTTCACAGCTTTTTAACTGTGTGGGTTAAGTCACGCCAACCAGAAATCTACAAAGAGCTGCTCTCTGAATTCAAACACAAAGAAGGAGAAATTTACGCTGCGCAACAATGCACAGACGAGGTCCCCTTCTAATGAGCGAACAACTTATTCATGCAACGCAAGGCGCGGCTGCAGCAGCTGTCTTACTGTATTTGTTAGATGGAGCATATCTAATACTAAGAGACAAACAGCGCGAATGGGAATTAAGAACACATAAATCTAATAAAATTAAGGACAAGTAATGTCAATCGGCAGCACCAATATAAAAGCACGTGAGCGGGAACAACTTAACAAGGATATTCAGGTTTTTTTAGCCAATGGCGGAAAGATAGAAAAACTACCATACCTTACAGAAACTATTAACACCAAAAACAAAAAGGGAAAAGCCGATGCTTGATGTCATAACCCTCGACTTTGAAACCTATTACGACGTCCAAGTTAGTCTTACCAAGCTAACCACAATGGACTATATCAAGCATGACAAATTTAAAGTCTGGGGTGTCGGCATCAAGATAAATCATGATGATACAGAATGGTTTGGCGAAGACGAAGTTGAAGATGCTATCAACAATATCGACTGGAGCAACGTTAACTTAGTGTGCCACAACACGCCGTTTGACGGGTACATACTTACACAATATTACAAAAAAATCCCTGCGTACTACACAGACACAGCAGCAATGTGCAGAGGTTGGTTCCCCGGGCAGTCTGCACGTTTAAAAGATTGCGCAGTTCGCCTTTTCCCAAACGACGAAACAATGCGTAAAGGTGAAGAGTTGATAAATGCTAAAGGCATTTATGATTTACCACCTGACATCGAGGAGCAAATAGCGGGCTATTGTATCCAAGATGTCGATCTAACCTACGCTATCTACAACCAACTAATCAAAACCTACCCTACTTCTGAAATGGATATCATCGATATCACAACCAGAATGTTCTGCGAACCCAAACTAAAAATTGACCGTGAACGACTAACCACGTACCACAAACAAGAGTTCGCAAACAGTGAGAAGAAAATAGAAGACTCAGGCGTGCCAAAAGATGTACTTAGTTCAAACAAAAAGTTTGCTGAATATATAGAAGAAGAACTAGGGATAAGCGTGCCAACTAAACGTAGTCCAACAACAGGAGAAAACATCCCTGCGTTGGGCAAAAACGATGCGGGCTTCAAACAAATGTGCAACATGTATCCAAACTTTGCACATATATGGAACGGTAGAATCGCTGTAAAAAGTAGACTTACAGAAACAAGAAGCAAACGCTTCCTGGACGCCGCTTCGTCTGCTGACGACACTATCCCAGTACCACTCAGATACTATGCTGCCCACACAGGTCGCTTTGGTGGTACAGAAAAACTCAACATGCAAAATCTGCCTCGAGGCGGAGAGATCAGACAATGTCTCATAGCCCCAGAAAATAATTATTTATATGTTGCAGATTTAAGTAACATCGAAGCACGTATGCTTGCATGGCTAGCTGGGGAAACTGAATTAGTAGAACAATTCCGCAAAGGAGATGATATTTATTCTAACTTTGCGCAAAAAATATACGAACGTCCTATCAACAAAAAGGACGATCCAGTAGAAAGATTTGTAGGTAAAACTGCAATACTCGGACTTGGTTACGGTATGGGCCATAAAAAGTTCCGAGACACACTGAAAGCCGGGGCAATGGGCCCGTCTTTAGACTTCACGGAAACCGAAGCTCAAGATGTTGTAAACACCTATCGCAACACATACCCCGGGATCAAAACGCTGTGGACTAAACTTGAAGATTTACTAAAGCTTAGTTTGCACAAAGACAACTATGGGCACAGATATGGCCCTCTTGAAGTTATTGAGCATGGTTTAAAGCTGCCAAACGGTATGGCACTTAAATACCAAAACTTAAGATCGACTTCAGAGGGGCTATCCTACGAGTCCAGAGGAAGGAAAGAGTATACGTACGGCGGACGTATTACAGAAAACGTAGTTCAAGCATTGTCGAGAATAGTAATTACTGACAGTATTTTACGGCTATCAAAACAAAAAGAACTTGATGTTGTATTACAGGTACACGACGAAATTATTATTGTTGCTAATATTATGCAACCTCATGTTACAATGTCTAATATTATTGACGATATGTGTTTAGCACCCTCTTGGTGTGCAGACATACCACTCGACGCGGAAGGCGGTTACGCAAATAACTACAGTAAATAAATGTCTAGATTAGTTTTAACAAGAAAGCTTGGCGAAAAGGTTATCCTACATAAAGACGGAGAAACCATAGCCAAACTCACCGTTAATAAAATAGACAGGAATCAAGTCAGAATATCTTTCGAAGCAGACAAGGAAGTCAAGATCGATCGCTCAGAAATACTTTCTAACGATAAATTAAATTAGTAATACTAATATTACGCGGCTTTAGGAGGGCTTGCTATGCGGGTGACTTTTTTGGAGGCTACCAACGGTCTTCGACTCAGTAAGATTTATTCGAAGTTAAACGGCTTCACGTCGTATCCGTTAGTTAAAGCAGTCACTTCCCACAAACATGATGTTTCAACAGACGAAATTGGTTTACGTAAATTAGAACAATTAATCAGATCCCATTCCGACATGGGGCACTGCATGTTAAAAGGGAATCTAAAAAGAGATTTAGTAGACGAAAGCAGAGCTGGTAAATCAGACAGAAATGCTTTGTCTAGCTTACTTATATTAGATGTTGATGGCGTACGACTTTCACGCCCTCTTGCCACAGGCAAATTATCTGCAGCAGATGTCGCATTTCTAGCTAATCAAGTAATTGGTGAACTACCACTACAGCTACAGAACGTAAGCTACATAGCTCAAGCATCTTCAAGTCTTGGACTCAAAGGAGACAAGACTTCGCTGCACATCTTTATGTTTCTAACTGTAGCAATGCCACCAAAATCAATTAAGCTTTGGTTACAAGATTGTAATTACGAATCTGATATATTTAGCAGCCAACTAGAACTATCCGTAAACGGGCAATCACTTAAAATGCCCTTAGACAGTTCTGTTGCAGACAACTCAAAAATTATATTTACAGCTCCACCTACTTTTGAAGACGATACTTTAGATCCTTTCAACAAGCCTGAAGATAGAATCGTGTTAGTTGAACGTGAAAAATGGTCCTTTGACTTAGCGTCTTTAATGGCACAAATCAGCCCACAACGCATTCACGAAAAAGCACAAACATACAAAGATAGACTGCGGGAACAAGCTGGCTACAAAAAGAAACAGACTAAAACAAGACTAACTACAGTAGATAATACAACAGAAGAAATACTAGTTAATCCAGACAAAATGGCTATCAGCATATCTGACAGCACGTCGTTTCCTTACGTACGTTGTAATATTAATGGTGGTGATTCAAACGCTTATTATTTTAATATTGAAAAACCAACATACATGCACAACTTCAAAGATGAACCAATCTTTGAAATAGAAAAAGCTGATCCAGAATTTTACAGAAGTATATTTGATACATTTGAAAGTGAATTAAAAGCAGTAGGCAGACACGAATTTCCGGTAGTAATGCGTGACTTCTATACTGATACATTTTACAACGGTGTTTATTGCCCAAACGAAGATCAGTTCTCTGACAAGTTTCCATTAACGCCAATAAGTAAAACAAACATTGAAGACTTTTTCTTAAGTCATGGCAAGATAGCTCCTGACTTTATACCAGACGGTACTGTAGTATTTGACCCAACATCTGAGAAACCAGCTGTTAACTTCAAAGACGTACCGCATTACGTTAATACATATAGAAAAACAAAATACGCATTAAAAGCTAAGCTGCCTGATGAACCGTTGACCATTGGCCACGGACAACGAATCAAAGACGACTGCCCTCTTACCTACAGAGTTATATCTCATATGCTAGGTAACGGCAAAGAAGAGTTTGAGCGTTTCATTAATTGGCTAGCTTACATCTACCAAACACGCAAAAAGACCGGCGTATCATGGGTACTTACAGGTACACAAGGTACAGGTAAAGGTGTGTTTTACAGTCGCATATTACGTAACTTATTTGGTACTCACCATGTACCGATGCGTTACTTACAAAACATGGAAGAGCAATTTAATCTATATATGAGAGATGCACTATTTCTAGTTGTTGATGAATTTCACATGGCATCAAGTTCGTCAGGTGCATCAAAAATGGCTGACAAACTTAAAAACCAGATAACTGAAAAAACAATAACAATTAGAGGTATGCGCTCTAACCAAGTAGAAGTACCTAACTATACAAACTATATATTTCTTACTAACAGAGTAGATGCTGTAAACATAGAATCGGGTGACAGACGCTACAACATCGCACCTATGCAAAAAACTAAACTGTTACAAGCTTATCCAGATATGCCAGAGCGTCTCGATGCAGATGAGATTGAAAACGAACTTTGGGCATTTGCTGGTTATTTACAGACATTTAAAGTAAACAAGCGACTAGTAGAAATACCTATAGACAACACTGCAAAAGAACAAATGCGCAATGTATCTATGTCTGTATTCGATGAGTTCTGTCAGGCAGTTAAAGACGGTAACTTAGCTTACTTTGTAGACATATTAGATATCAATACTGGTTCAGTATTACATGCAAACGAAATACTTGCTGCACAACGTTTAGTTAAAAGTTGGATAGCAGCTAGCGATGAAGACTACTGTGTTATACCAAGTGAACATTTAAGAACAGTGTTTCACATACAAACAGAGCAAACTCCAAGACTGTCGCAACAAGAATTTAAAAAGCGCCTAAGCCGTAACGGTTTAGAGATAACACGCAAACGGGCCCCTGGGGCAAGCCGTGACTCTACCCCTGTAAGGGGGATTGTACTTAATTGGAAGATTAGTGAAGAAGACAAAGACATGTATATATCTGCATACTTTGAAGAAAATGACCAACGTTTATTAGCCACAAGTTGATATATTAGCTATACTAATACTTCTTATAATAACGGATAGGAATTAACGTGATCTCTCTAACTCAGGAAAAGAGACCAGATGCACTTAAGCCCATCGAAGTACCAGAACAATTAGGCGAGCTAAAGTCTTGGTCTTACTCAGCACTTAAAGTATTTGAGCAATGCCCATACAGATCTTACATTGCTAAGGTCAAAAAAATACAAGAAGAATCAGGCCCTGCTGCTGAACGCGGCACCATGATTCACCAACAAGCAGAAGATTATGTAAACGGAACGCTTGGTGAATTCCCTGACACCTTAATCAAATTCAAATCAGAGTTTGAAGAACTGCGCGAAGGCTTTGCTAACGCAGAAGTTGAACTCGAAGGTGAATGGGGCTTTGACTTAAATTGGAATCCAGTTGGCTGGATGGAAAAAGCAACATGGGCTCGTATCAAATTAGATGCGCTAGTTCACCAAGACGAAACATGTGTCCGAGTAATCGATTACAAAACAGGTAAAAAATTTGGCAATGAAATCGGACATTCACAACAAGCTTTGTTATATGCAATTGCAACGTTCTTAAGATTTCCAGACGTGCAGTTTGCGCAAACAGAACTGTGGTACCTAGATCTAGGTGAAACAACAGTTAAAAGTTTTACTAGAGATCAAGCAATGCAGTTCATGCCTACTTGGCACAAACGCGCTGTAGAAATGACAACCTGTGATGATTTCTCACCCACCCCCAGCAAAGATGCATGTAGGTGGTGTTCCTATAGAAAAGGCGAACACCCAGAATGCACCTGGGGTGTTGAATAGTTTTCCCCTAGTAGTCACCTCAAGTGACGTGTAGCAGCTGCCCCTAACTGACCACCATCAGTTAGGGGCTTTTTTATAACCAAGGAAAAACAATGATTAATTTCTTACTCAAAGTGTGGACAGCTATCGAAATTATTATGTGGCTTAAAACCATGCGGGAAAAGGATAACGACGATGAAGATGATCTACATGAAAGACGGCAAACAAATCCAGTACAGCCTGACGACAGATCCGGCAGAGGCACAGTACTGGACGACGTACCGCCTAAAGAAAAGCGACATTAAAGTAGAAATGAAAACAAATAGGAGCACTGCAGCATTGCTGCGTAAGGAGATACTTGATGACATCACCAGCACTGAAAAATGCGATAACAGTAGGAAGAACAAAGTATCTAAAAAACGTTCGGGCACCGTCATTCGCAACCATGCTGAAACGAGGAAAGTTAAATAAAAAGCTAGGAGACAAAGTACAGACTAAGAAATGGAAGTCTATGACAATGTATTCATTAACCCTTGAAGAGCGAGCAACATGCCCTTCTACCTGTAAACAATGGGAGACCTGTTATGGCAACAATATGCCTTTTGGCCACCGTTTCGACCATACGCATCCTGACTTCTACACGAAGCTCGAAAGCGAACTCGAACAACTTAACGAAAAACACCCCGATGGTTTTGTCGTAAGACTGCACGTCCTTGGGGATTTCTTCAGTACGCACTATGTAGTCAAGTGGCAGTACTGGTTACACAAATACCCTGCGCTACGAGTGTTTGGCTATACACATTGGGAACGGACATCGGACATTGGTTCGATGATAAAGACCATTAACCGTGTATACAAAGACCGTTGGGCTATAAGATTTTCAGACGACGCAAGCACACAATTTAGTGCACATGTAACACCAGATGCTGACTTAGCATATCAAGACGCAGACAAATATGATGGTATAATTTGCCCTGAGCAGACTGGTCGTACAAAAAGCTGTACTACATGTGGATACTGTTGGACTAGCCAGAGACCAGTCATTTTTGTCGAACACTAATATTAGTGGGGCTAATATGATAATGACTGAAAGGGATAAACTGCAGCTAACGCCAGAGAAAGTAAAAACTGGTGGCTCGTACAAGTTTGAAAGCGATTCTAAATTGCACTATTGCAAATGCCCAATAGAAATAAAAATAAACCATTGGCCTGAAGACTGTAGGCTTTGTGGTAAGAGAACGCGCATTTGATGGACTTTTTATATTAGCTGTGCTAATATTTATAACTAAACAGATTAAAAATGAACAATGAATAGATAAAACATGAAGAGTATAACTATATGCAAGAAGCATTCGAACATCAAAAAGTCACCTCTGACTTTATTGTCAATAACAAACACGTTCTAATAACCTCTGATCCGGGTACAGGTAAGACCCGAAGTGTTCTTGACGCATATGCACAAAGAAACACAGGCCGTATGCTTGTACTTGCGCCTCTCTCTATATTGGAAGCTTCATGGGGCGATGACATCGAAAAGTTTCAGCCCAGCTTAACTTATGCTGTTGCCTACTCTAAGAACAGAGAAAAAGCATTCTTAGGTACAGAAGACATTGTCATAACTAACCATGACGCAGTTAAGTGGATTAAAAAGAATTATCATGTGCTCTGCGGTTTTGACACTTTAGTCATTGATGAATTTACAGCATTCAAAAACAAAGACAGCCAACGTAGTAAAGCCTGCCTAAAAATTGCAGAAGCGTTTACTCACCGTATCGCCATGTCTGGCACACCCAACTCAAACACTATATTAGACATCTGGCATCCAACGTTAATCGTTGACGGCGGACAACGGCTCGGGCACAGGTTTTACTCTTTCCGTTCAAGTGTTTGCACATCACGGTTCAATGGCTTTGCTAATGAGTGGTGCGACAAACCAGACGCCCAGGAAATTGTTGCTGCAGCTTTGTCTGATATTAATATTCGTTACGAGCTAGAAAATTGTATTGATATGCCTGAACAAACAATACGAACTATGTATGTACAGTTACCTAAAAAGATTCGCCATCAATACGAAGCACTAACAGACGACTCGGTTTTATATACAACTAACGGAACTATCAATGCAGTACACGCTGGTGCCCGGGTAAAGAAGCTGCTGCAACTTTGTACGGGCGCTGTGTACAACGAGGACGGTCAAGCAGTAACTATTCATGATGAACGTTACGACTTAGTTATGCAGCTTGTAGAAGAACGCAAACAGTCGTTAGTTGCCTTCAATTGGCGACACGAAAAAGATGCGTTAGTACAAAAAGCAGAAAAACTTGGCATTTCATACGCTGTTATTGACGGTTCAGTCGCAGCATCAAAACGAAAAGAAATAGTTGATCGCATGCAAGCGGGCCAGCTGCAAGTTGTGTTTGCACATCCACAATCTGCGGGTCATGGGTTAACCATGACTAAAGCTAACACGATTATCTGGGCGTCACCTACATACAATGCCGAGCACTATCAACAGTTTAACCGTCGCATATATAGAGCTGGGCAAACTCAAAAAACAGAAATTATTCAAATTGCTGCAAAAGATACGTGGGAAACAGACGTCTACGAAAAGCTAGCTGGCAAGCTTGAAAAGATGGAAGACTTATTAGGAATACTTAACAAACTACATGTAAATAGGAAATTAGCATCATGAATGAATCAGCAACAGTAACCCAGTTAATAGAAGCACGTGCACAAACTAAAGACAGTATGGACGCGCTTAATAGAGAACTTAAAGAGCTAAGACAACAGCAAGATGAGCTGGATGTTTTGCTTCTTAAGAAGATGGATGCAGAAGGTTTATCACGAACTGCAAACGATAAAGCATCTGTGTCCATCAACGAAGACACTGTTCCCGAAGTCACTGACTGGGACCAGCTGTATCAGTATGTTACAGAGACTCAGGATTTCAGTCTTATACAAAGACGAGTCAGCAGTACAGCATACAAGGAACTACTGAAATTAGGTGACGGAGTACCGGGATTACAACCACGCACAGTACGACGCGTCAATTTTAGAAAACTTTAAATTACCAATGAACAAGGAACTATGAACTATGAGTAGCACAGCGTTAGCAATCCAAGAAGACAAAATCCCTGCATATGTCAAAGCCACAGCAGGCCGTGGCAACGAAAACGTAGGGCAACAACTAACCATACCTCGTGTAAAACTACTTCAGAAAATGTCTGACGAAGTAGATAAGCATCACGCTAACTATGTTAAGGGTGCCGAAGTTGGCAACTTCCTTAACACGTTGACTGGTGAAAATTACGGTGACGAAATGTATGCACTAAGCATTACATTCAAAACTGAGCATGTTGTATGGCGCAACCGCGAAGCTGGCGGCGGCTTACTTGGTGCTTACAGTTCTCATGCTGAAGCACAAGAAGCTATCAACGCGCAAGAAAAACCGGCTGATTACACTATCACCGAAACACACACTCACCTTTTATTGTTGAAAGACCCTAAAACAGGTGAGCTAGATGAAACGCCAATCGTTATGGATTTTGCTTCATCTAAACTACGTATCTCCAGAAACTGGAACTCGCAAATCGCACTGAAAGGTGGTGATCGTTTTGCTGGTCTATGGAAGATCAAATCAGTAGCTGTCGAAAACCGTATGGGTAATGCTTTCATGAATCTAGATGTTGAGTTCGAAGGCTGGGCTCAAGAAGATGATTACAAGAAAGCTGAGACTTTATACGAGCAGCACTCTAAATAATTTCTGTTCTCCTATACAGAAAGGCTTGTAGAAAAGAGCTTGGGCTGATCCACCAAGAGCCAAAACGGATCACTAAAGTTTATGAATGAACATAGTTTTGTAAAAGCTATCCATCGCAAACTTTCACCTGATGTATATAAGTGGAAAATTCACGATACATACACAGGAGGGGTACCCGATGCCATGTACGCTGGCCCGTCCGGCGTGCTTTTTGTCGAGTACAAATATGTAAAGCAACTACCAAAACGTGACAGTACTATAATTCGACACTCCCTTTCGAAGCTACAAATAGACTGGCTTGAGCGGATGAAGCACAGTACTAAAGTAGCATTAATATTAGGAATCGAAGACTTTGCACTAATAATAGTTGATGACTTTTCTGCTAATATAAGTAAAATGAAGTATCTTGAACTATGTGTCCCTCGGAATGAGGTGGCTAACTGGATATATCAACAAACCCATGAAGGGACAACTTATGAGCAAGTCAGAGACTTTGCCAGTAGCAGTACGGAATCTAAGAAACATCTGGCAACAGAAAAAAATTGAAATGCAATTTACACAAGTAGAAGCAGCAAAAGATATGGACTGGACGCAAAGCGCAATCAGTCATTATCTTAATAACTTAACCGACCTTAACCCTGCGGCTATTGTTAAATTTGCAAATTTTCTAGATGTAGATCCGATAGAAATAGACCCAGAAATAGAACATAACTTGCCACACGTCAGTAGATTAACGCTTAGTTATAATTCTGACGATATGACACGGCCGTTAGAAGAGCATTTCTATTCTAGAAAAAATGACGTTACAACTTATGTAAAGCTTTCTAACACTGCGCAAATAGAAGGATGTGAAGAAATAAACAGAGAGCCAGTAACAACTGCTGGTCTTACTGGAGTAGCTCAAATATGTGCTGTAGATAAATACCCTAGCGCAAAAATATTAGCGGCAAGACTAAAAAAGGAAAAGAAGTTACGTTTTTACCTAAAAAAGGACGTTCCGCCAACGTCAGATATACAGAAGCTTTGGGCGGTAGTTGCATTTATTTATATTTAAATAATTTTTCTATCTAATACTTTAGTATTATAGTATTATTACTATTGCTAATAATATAATATTCAAGTACTAATTATTTAGTATTAATTACATAGTAATAATAATAATAATAAGTAAGGGCAGGAAATGACGATAAATATAAACGCAATAAGAAGGATGAATAATGGAAATGCAACAGATGCTAATGGATAAATATGGTCCATTTATGGATTTAGGAGAGTTAGCCAGTTTATTCAAGCTTAAAAAAGAGTCTCTCTACCAACAAATATACTTAGGCAAGTTAGATATAGCACATGTCAAACGCGGTAAGAAATACCTGTTCCCTACTGTAGAAGTGTCAAACTATTTAACAGCAAATCTTAGTACTTCTTAGCAACATCTTCAGGTTTAAGATTTGTATACCGGGAAAGCTGGTCAAGACTAGAATGTCCACTGACCAGCCTAACCTGTTCTACAGACATACCTCTTTCAAACATCCTCGAGATAGCTTCGTGACGCAAATCATGGAAGGTTAAATTAGTAATACCAACTTTCTTTCTAAGCTCCGCAAATTTGTCAGAAATCGACGCACTTTTCTTTACTCTAAACAGCTTATCCCCTTCACCAATATCATTCTGTGCACGTAGGATCGCCTCTCTCACGCCCTTTAACAGCGGTATTTTGCAAAGTTTTTTACCTCCTTCAGACTTAGGATCTTTTCTTAAAACCTTAATAACTCCCTTTTTAAAATCTATATCTGAGATTTTTAAAGCATGAATTTCACCCTGTCTCATCCCAGACTCTATTGCTATATCAATAGCGTGCCGTATCCAATGCTTTTTAGCTGCTTTCATAAGAAGCACGTATTCATGAAGCTCAAGCCGTCTGTCTCGCCACACGCTGCCTAATATAATTTTCTTTCTAATAAGCTCTGCAATAGCTATCTCAACAACATCTTCTTGTAACTTTATCCTAGAATTTTTAACTGTCTGTCTAAAATAGTACATTTGCGATTGAAGTGTACTAGCAGACACCGTTTTACGCCTCTCAGCTGCAAAATCTAAAACCTCATCAACTGTCAGGTCATGTATCGATTTGCCTTCAAAAAAGCGTGCGATTTGTTTTAGGGGGGATATCTTTGTCTTAGGTACTTCAATACCAAACCTTTCAAAGCTTAGTATTAAATCATCAACCATCTGGTCAATGAGCACTGACCGTGATTCACTGGTATCGATCCATGATCCGTTGTCCATGCTCGACTCAACACGACGTGCCCAAGCTTTAGCAGCTGCTTGTGTAGCGAAAGATTTAGACTGTGGGGGGTATCCTTTAACGCGTATCTGCGCTTGATACTTACTTCCACGCTTTCTAATTGTAGCCATTGCACCCTCCTAGGTGTGACATATGTGTGACAAGGAGGGTATCATGCACTTGAAACCCCTGTATTTCAAGGGGTCTAGGAATTGGCGGTGAAGGAGGGATTCGAACCCTTAAAATCAAATAATTTATTTATTATCAATTACTTAAGTTCTATTTAGTTTATTTTCCCCTACGAGATAGGAAATTCCTAAGTTCATGATATTTCGATATATTTTGTTTCTCATTATTTTTCATTGTGACAGTGTCACAGTTGTCACAGGATCGTGAGTTACGACTTATTTTTAAATCGTCAACAGCAATAAGAGATAGCGATGCGATAGCAAACGCCAGCATATAAGTAATCATTGGGGAGCCTCATTAGATAAGGCGATATTATATTAATAAAATATTAGTATTACTAATAACTTATATTAATAACCGGTATGCTATTTTTTACGAAGTAGGACGAGAAGGCCATGCAACAGATGCTATATCTGTAGTTTCTAAATGTTGACTAGGCAAGTTTCGTAAAGCTTGACGATAAGTAGCCCATTCAGCTTTTTTAGACTCGGTAAGAGGAGAATCAGCTACTTGTGTCCAGTCAGAACTTGCTAACCTCTTATTTCTCAAAAATCTTAAGGACTCCATACACTCACTAAGTAGTTGTTCTCTTGGTGCCGGTGTCTCGTTTTTATCGACAATGTTGCCATCAAATATTTTTTGCGTAACATCATTTGCGATACCTTCCATAACGTGTTCATCTGGTCCACCCTGCAAATGCATATCGTTTGCACTGCAAGTGCCAGTTCTAAGAATCTCGCCCTCATTGTTATAAACAATATAATTAATCATTTCTTTAACTCCATTGTAACCATACTTCTAGAAGTAACTCTAGCTTTTCTGAATGATGTACCTGTTCCTTTTGCTTGCAGCTTATAAGTAACTGTTCCAGCACTACCGGTATGTATATTCGTAGCGCCCGCCATTCTCGTGATACCGCCTGTGCTGAAAGTAGGAAAAAGATTATCATATGTTACCAGCTCCACATTATTCCTTAATATTCGTACATGGAATGTTGCTGGAGTTTCAAAATCATCATCGCCCCATGAGCTAAGTTTACAAGTAAGAGACCAAAATAGAGCAATAGGAACAGCAGTTTGCGAGTATGTTATTGTTTGCAGGTCTTTATAACCAGCTGCTGACCATTCGTATTGTCCTGCTGTGTATGCACCAGTTGGTATTGTTACTGCTTGGTCAGCTAATTGAAGCGTATCTACTGCTAAATCCTTAATTTGAACGACATTATTGCCAGTACCCCCAGCAGTAAGCATCGCCTCATCGCCAGAGCCCAGATTTAGTCGGCCAGCGTTTATAGTCCCTGAAGTTATTGCATTAGCACTAATTGCACCTACTTTAAGAGCAGTCAAACCGTCATTAACGCCTCCGACAATTGTTGTAGAGGTCATTGTAGTGCCATCAAGCAATATCTTGCTGGCCTCTATAGAAGAGGCACTTATACGATTAGTGACATCTAATGTACCTGAAGTAATACTGTCGGCATTAATCTCCCCTATTTTCGCTGCAGTAATATCCGCATCTTTAATGTAAGCAGCATCTATATAAACACCCGGGTCAATTGTCACGGTTTCATCACCGACAGTTACAGTTTGAGCCGATGTAAGTACCGAAAAAGGTGTTTTGTCCGTTTGGTTCCAGTAATCTGCTCCGCCAGCTACGTGAGGTTTTTTAGCATTTGCAGAAGTGTGGGCTTGTATACACACCCAGTAATTGTCATTAGACTTAACTTGGTCACCGACGACGTAGGCTGTAGCGTTTGCCCAATCTGCAATTGCGCTATCAGTTGACGGCATAAGTGAAAACTTATCTGCCGCTACCATAAAATCACTGGTTACGTTCCCAGAATCACTAGTAGTAGACGCAAGACCAAAACCAGCAATAGATCCGTTATTGTCTATCTTAACCGTGTAATTAGCCTCAACCCCATCAATAGAAGATTGCTGAGTCTGAATAGCTGCACTTAAAGTCTTACTAGTAGCGCCAATTTTTATCCACTCTATGTGGAACTCACTAGCCCCAGTATTACCAAAGTCAAAACGCAAGTCATCTACAGTATTGTCCCACCCGGGAGCATTAGTCATGTCAAACTCAGCAACTACCCACTCATCTGTAGTTGTAGGGTCAGAAATCTGAACGTATGTCGTCTGGTTACTAAACGAAACCCTAGACTCGCCTGAGTGTGAGTATCTAAGCCAACCCTGCCAATCAGAACCTCCGGCAACACGTTTTATTTTTACCCTAACAATTTTGTCGGTAGCACCATCGATAGTGCCAACCGCATCCACTAAATTAAGACT